TCATAATTTAATGTTTAAATATCCTCTTTCTAAATATTATAGTTGTTTAGAAATTAATAATTATAGAGATAATGTTTGGACTTCATTAAATGTAATAAATAAAGATGAAAAAGATTTTACAGAATATATTGAAATAACAACAGAATATAATGACATTTATAAAGAGTATGAATGTAAAATGTATTATAAAACAATATAAAAAATTGATTTATTTTGTAATAAAAAGAGTTATTTGGTGATGATTAATATAAAAAATGATTATTTTTGTTCTTTATTTAGATCTAAATAAACTTAAACAATGAGTTTAAATAGACCTGTATGGAAATTAAGAGATTGGATTGATGTTGAAAAACTAGATTGGAGTTTATTATCTTTAAATCCAAATGCGATTGAGTTGCTTGAAGAAAACCAAGATAAAATTGATTGGTCTTGTTTATCATCTAACCCAAATGCAATTAAGATTCTTGAAAAGAATCGCGATAAAATTGATTGGTTTGCACTATCATCTAATCCAAATGCTATTAAGCTTCTTGAAGAAAACCAAGATAAAATTGATTGGGGTCAGTTATCTTTAAATCCTAGTGCAATTAAGATTCTTGAGAAAAATAAAATTGATTGGTTTGCTTTATCATCTAATCCAAATGCTCTTAATTTATTGCAGAGAAATCCTGGTAAAATTGATTGGAAAGGTTTATCATTAAATCCAAATGCAATTGAGATTCTTGAGAGAAACTTGGATAAAATTGATTGGGATTTCTTATCATCTAATCCAAATGCAATTAAGTTGCTTGAAGATAATCGTGATAAAATAAATTACGCCATTTTATCTTTAAATACTAATGCAATTCATTTGATTACTAAAAATAAAAAGAAAATTAATTGGAGTTATTTATCATCCAATGTAAGTGCAATTAATTTTCTCGAAAAAAACCAAAATAAAATTGATTGGTCTAGTTTATCAAAAAATCCTTCTATTTTTCAATAGGGAATTCGCCAACACTTATAATATCTTGATAAAGATCTTTAAATTCATTTGATTTTTGGTCTTCTAATGATCTTAATTTTTCCATTTTTTCTAAAACAGTTCCCTTATAATAGATGTCATTTTTAAAAATATTATGTAATTCTGAATTATTTATTATCAATTTATATAATTTATTTTTGTTTTCAAAATTAGGATAAATAATTTTATTGGTAATTGGATATAAAAACGGTTTTAATAAAGAAATATCATAATTTGATATTACCAAATTCATTTTATAATCAATTTCATTCATCAAATAATTTAAACATTCATTGCGTAAAAGTTTTTCTGCAATATTATTTGAAGATAGATAATGATTATGATACCATAAAATACTATAAGATAAATATAAATTTGATAAGATATCGGACATATTTCCAGAAATCATTTGTTTTGATTTAATTTTACCTCCCATTAATGCAATGAAATTTGCTAATAAACTAAATTTAAGTGTTGTTATATTTAAATTATAGTTATTATCTTTTGAAAATGAAAATACTTTGAGTTTTTGATTAATTTGTAATAAAATTAATTCGTAATAATTTTTAATAATATTTGATATCATCTTATTTATATTTAATTTAAATTCATTAATATTATTATCTTGAATATTTTGAAAAATTGGGAATATATATGGATGACTTTTATTTAATCCTTGACCAAAAATAATAAGACCACGTGTGAGTGTATTTGAACCTTCGACTGTTATTCCGATTGGTGAAGAATTATAAAATTTTGTGAGAAAATTATTTTTACCAATACAAATTCCACTACCAGAATAGATATCCATAGCATGATTTAAAACAGTTCTTGATCTTTCGGTTGTTTGTTGTTTCATAATTGCTGTAATTACTGAAGGAGTTGAACCACTATCTAAAATATGATTTGTAAAATTTACAGATGTATGAATAATCCATGTATTTAAATACATATCTATGAATTTTTCTTTTACTGCTTCCATATTTCCAATATTCATATTGAATTGTTTTCTTATCATTAAATAATTCATAATAGTATGTGTTATAAATTTAGATGATCCATTTGCAGTTGCTGGTAAACTTACACCTCTTCCAACTGCAAGACATTCCATTAACATTTTCCAACCTTCACCTATTTTATTTTCACCACCAATAATTTGATTAGTATCTATATAAATAGTTCCTTTAATTGTTCCATTTGGAAATCCTGCATTATTTGGATTATGATAAGTATTTTGTAATAATCCTTCTTGAGAACTTTCAACTAAAGCAACTGAAATACCTGATTTTTTATTTATCAATAATCCATCAGGATCTTCTAATTTAAAAGCAATACCTATTAAATTTGAAATAGGTGCCAAAGTAATATATCGTTTATTTAATGTAATTTTTATTTTTATTTTTCCATCAACTAATACAACTTTTCCTTTATCAATATCACCTACGGCATCACTGCCGTTATTTGGTCCAGTAAGTCCAAAACATGGAATCATTGATCCATTTGCTAATTTTGGCAAAAAATAATTCTTTTGTTCTTCTGTTCCATAATGTTGTAATAATTCAGCGGGTCCAAGTGAATTTGGAACCATGGTTGTTACTGCTAATGATGGATTATAAGAAGAAAATTTAGAAAGGATTTTAGATTGCGAAGCAATAGATAAACGATTACCATTATATTTCTTATCAATTATCATACTTAAAAATCCATAATTTCCCAATTTTTTCATAATTGATTTGTGAATATTTTTATTGGGATAAATATTTTCTGTTCCAACATCATTTAATATCTCATTAGTTTTAATATTCATTTCATCATATTTTCGTATTAAAAACGGTTTATATAATTTAGAATAATTAACTTTACCTTTGAATATTTCTCTATCTATTGATACACCACCTGATTTTAATGCAATAATTTCTGTTTCTGAAATTTTAGGTATAATACCTTTTATGATATTAAATAATTTATTATATAATAGGAACATATTAAAGATATATATATAATTATTTATTTTTAATCTTTAATTCAAAAAAAAATGATTTAATACATATTTTATAATTTGAATTATCAATTATTATTATGGATATTATTATTGAAGATTTTATTGAAATGCTTCAAAATTCTATTCAGTGTTCATATTCTGATTTCTTCGTTCTCAGAGCAAATAATATAATGAAGAATTATAATTTCAATAATCTCATAAATTCAATTTGTTTAAGTTTTAAAGGAATGATTATTCATTCTTATAATGATAAGATATGTATATTTCAAATTGATGATTTATTTTTTAAAGTCTTTATTAGTGATACTAGAGATGAATCATATGCATTAAATGTTCAGAGGTATTCATATTTGCCATTATAATTTAAAAATAATAGATATGTATTAATTTTGATCTATTATTAAAAAAAATGAAGGTTATGATTACTTTTGTTTTTCAGGAAAGGTAACATAGGTGTACTTTTCCTCTCATAAAATGACTTCTTTCGATTTCTACATGAGTGCTATGAAGACTGTTAACGAATTGTTGCGTTGTCGCTATTGCGATGATGGCGGTGTTTGCCTTAGGTCTGATGGTATGGATTTTGAAAAGTTTAGGTCGCTTGCGAGAGGGGTGGTGAACAACTGCAATGCTACTATGCGTAGATACTCATTCGGGGATACAAGTGAAAGTGATCATTTCGTGTTTTCGAGCGGGGATCTTTATTGCATGGTCACTATTGTTGATGGTCGCTTTGCGTCAGGTGTTGGGGTTGAAATTCTTATTCGCGATGATCTTCTGGATTTTGGCGACTATTGTGACGACCAGCAGCGCTTGGATGCCTTCTTTGAGTGATTTTTGACGGGTTGTTGATATGGGACATTAGTGGGTTTCCACTTTTGTTCCTGTTTTTATTTGAGTGTCTGATTCATTTGCAAATTCATAGCACATTAGTGAAGGTTCTTTTAAGCGCCATAGTCGAAGGAATAAGTTTTTTTTGATTATTATTTTTGTTTTTTTATTTATTTCGCGAGTATCATAACTGTTTTTCCATTGTTCTAGTCGTTGAATTAATGATTGTAAACTTTTATTTGATGGATAAAAATTAAATAATTTGAAAATTCCATATTTCCAAAATAAAATACTTGTATTTAAATTATTGACTGTTAAAATATTTGTGTTATGAAAATTATTATTTACTGTCATATATAAATTTAAATGTAAGTCTTTTAAAATAGATGTCATACATGTCAATCCATCTAAAAATCGTGAATCCCAATTATTTAAAACAGGAACAACTGTAGTTCTAATTTTACCACGTTGACACCAGTCAGGAGTTGAATTTTTAAGATAAGATAAATTATAAGTATTTGCAAATTCATAAATTTCTTTTTTTGAAACATCAATTAAAGGTCTATAAAAATTAATATTATCGATATTCATAGATAATTCAATTCCATTTAAATTATCATATTTATTTTTATAAGTAATATTGGTAAGTATATTTTCAATACAATCATCTTTATTATGACCTAAAATAACAATTGGAATTTCTTTATTATCCTTATTTTCAATTTCATGTGCTTTTCTATATGAATTGAATCTAACTCTTTTTGTATAAGTTTCATAAACTTCTCTCATATCATTTTCAATAGATGTTTGTCTTTTTATTTCATGTATAGTTCGAATATATAACGAAACATTAAGTTTATTACAAAACCATTGCAAAAATTTAACTTCTTCGTTTGTTTCTTTGCGATTATTATAATTAATATGAACAGCGACCACGTTATTATTGGTAAATAAATAAACACATGATAATAAACATGAAATAGAATCTACACCACCAGATAAACTTACAATTATTTTTTGATTTGGTTTTTTAATTGATAGTTGTGTTATTAAATCACTATAATCGCCAATAACTTTAAATTTATCTTTTTCATTTTCATAAATAAAATCTTCATTCCATACATCTAAAATAGTTGTATCAAATGAGATATAATTATAATAATCATTTTTGCAATCATAAAATTCTAATTCTTCTTTAAAATTTGCTCTATTATAAGTTGCTTTAATAAAACTTTTATTACCTCTTTTTTGTGCTTCTTTCATTGCAAAAAGTAAATTGGTTCTTTCATTTGTATGTCTATAAACTAAAATAAAAAAACACCAATCATCATAACTAAGATTTTTCAAAAACTCTTCATTATTGTGAATATTCGCAATTTGCAATGCTTTTCTATTGAAATAAGTAATGATATGATTTGCATTTTCATTACGATAATAATGACGTGTTAATTGATCATAAATTAAAATTCCTATAATAGGATTATTATCACAAACATAATTATATTTATCAATTAAATAACCATAATTTGATGATATATAATTATCAAAACCATCATATTGATTAAACCAATAATATCTATATCGAATCCAATCATTATAAAATTGTTCCATTTCAGACAAATATAAATAATACAATTAGTTTTAAGTATAAATAAAAATAAAATAAAATTATTATTTTCCAGTATATTCTGCATCAATAAGACCATTATCAATACATTCTTTTAAATTCCAAATTAAATCTTTCTTTAAAATATCTTTTAAATCTTTTTTTTTGAAATTTGTTTTTTCTGTATAAATTTTCATAATATGATTCATTAATTTTTTTAAATTAGCATATTCTTCATCTATTTCTGTCATTTTGCCCCACATTCCACTTCTTAATTCATGAATAAGCATATATGCATTTTTACACATGAATCGTTTTTTACCACAAACAGAAATCATAGTTCCTGCAGAAGCAACAAAACCATCAATTACTGTATAAACAGGAATTGATAATGAATTCATACAATCAATAATTGAAAGAGCACTATAAATTAATCCTCCATCAGTTGTTAAATGAAGATAAATTGGTTCTGGATTAATATTTAAAGTTGCACTTAAAGTTTTTAGTTTTGTTTCAACATTTCTAAGTTCTTTATTTAACTCAAATGCACTTTCAACTGTGATATCATTATTAAAATAAATATGATTAAAATTTGAATAAAGTGTATTACTTGAACTTTTTGAAATTATAATTGGACATTTCATGATGTTAGTATTTTCACTGGAATTACTTTCATCACTATCACTATTATTATCATCATTGGTATCTCTTTTTCTTTTGTTATATTTCTTTTTTAATGATGACGATGAAGTCCAATTAGTCTTGAGCATTTATTATTTATAATTATTATTTGCTTATATAGTTATTATTAAAAATTAATGAAAATAAGATATTTAACAAAACTATTTTTTGTATTAACGTTAATTGAAAATTATAATTATTAAAATTATAAATATTATTATCAAAAGTCATCCTAGAAATTTTAGGACATTTATAATTTGAAATGAAACTTTTATTGAAACTTTTATTAATAAACATTAATAATTTAAAAAGATTTTTATTTAAATATTTTTTTTAATTAATATCTAATGATTTATTTAGAAATGAACGGAGTATCATCTGTTGATTCAATGTTAGGAATTATTAATAATGCAAACCAAACCGCTACACTTATTGATTCACAAAGAACTATTTCTGACACTCTTCGCGCGGCATCTGAAAGAAATTTAAACGCACTCATGCAAAGTTTGTCAAGTGAAAATCAAAGAAGTGAACATCTTGCAAATATGAATAATGCATTTATAACTCAAAATTTGGCAAATGTTGGTTCGACACTTAAAGATACTATTCAAGGAACTGCAGCAACTCAATTAGCAGCAACAGAAAGAAATGGTTCTGGTGCTGTTGGTGCAATTGATCGTGTTGGATCTATTTTAAGTCATTCTTTGGAAAGAATTGGTGCTGATAATATTAATGCAACTGATCGTAATGGTGCCGCTAATCTTTTAACATCTGAAAGAATTGGTAATAATATATCATCATTATTAAATCAAAATAATAATCTTTTAAATACAAGTATTAAAAATGCTGAAGTTACAAGTGAACGTAATTTTGGTGAAACTCGGTTATTTAATTCAACTCAAAATCAAAATCTTGAACGTAGAGTAGGCGATTATCATCTTCAAACAGAACGTAATTTTCATAATATTAATAATGATTTATTAAAAGTTGAAAATAGTCTTGGAAGACTTGCTGATAACCATCATAATGCGAATATGGTTGAATTACTTAAAGTTCATGCTGCTTTAGATAAAAGTATTGATCGTAATGAAATGAATTTAAGTAGACAAGCATCTGATAATTATGCAAATATTCAAATTGAAGCTGCTAAAAATCGTTTAGGACTTGAACAAAAAATATCTGAAATGGGTAATGATATTAAATTATCAATTATTAAAGATAATAATGATACTCGTAATCTTATAAATTCATATAATAATGATAATATTCGCAATGATCTTCAAGCAGAGAAAATAATACATGCTCTTCATCATCATTATCCTCATCATCATCATTATGATCATCATGATCATCATGATAGACATCATGATAGACATCATGATAGACATCACGACCATCATTATTATCCGCCTTTTTTTCCCTATATGGGGATTAGTCCCTTTCAGGGAAATGGAACTTTTCAACAAAACACATCGTCACCACGTAACTAATTATAATTATTTTAATTATTATGATAATCATTGTGGTAATCATAATTATTTTAATTGTTATAATTTAAATTATGATAATCATATTCATAATCACAATCATAATTCAAATTATAATTCAAGACCTTTTACCATTGTAAATGAATATTATAATTCTAATACTTCTAATATTACAAATCATTATCATAATAATTATGATTGTTATCATAGTTATTATATTACATCAAATATTACAAATTTTTACAATTCATCAAATTGTAATGGCAATGGCAATGGTAATGGCAATGGTAATGGCAATGGTAATGGCAATGGTAATGGTAATGATAATGATAATTGTAATGATAATGGTAATGATAATGGTAATGATAATGGTAATGATAATGGTAATGGTAATGGTAATGGTAATGGTAATGGTAATGGTAATGGTAATGGTAATGGCAATGGTAATGGCAATGGTAATGGTAATGATAATGGTAATGATAATGGTAATGGTAATGGTAATGGCAATGGTAATGGTAATGGTAATGGCAATGGTAATGGCAATGGTAATGGCAATGATAATGATAATGGTAATGATAATGGTAATGATAATGATAATGGTAATGATAATGGTAATGATAATGGTAATGATAATGGTAATGATAATGGTAATGATAATGGTAATGATAATGATAATGGTAATGATAATGGTAATGATAATGATAATGGTAATGATAATGGTAATGATAAGGGGGGAAAAAAATAAATTTTATTTTTTTATAAACATAAAATAAATAAATATATATGTAAATTTTAGATAAATGGATAAAGATTTTTTAAAAGAATTGAATTCATTGATGGATGTTGCACAAAAACTTTCAGTATGTTCATTAAAAAAATGCAATGAAACAGCAATTAAAGTGAAGGAAAATAAAGAAATTATGTCTACAATGATGTCTGTTATGTTTTCAAAAGATATGAAAAAAAAAAAGGAATTAATTGCCAAAATTTCTTCAAATCAAGATGTAATAAATAATGAATTATGTATGTTTAATAATTGTAAAGATGTATATGTTGAATTATTAAATATACTTATAACAACAATAGGTAATTTTAATAAAAAATTTCCACCAAATCCATTGTTTTCTGAAGATTCTGAATTGTTAAAAAATTTAAATAAACTTATAACTTTAACAAAAAAAGATAATTTAACAGAACAAGATTTAAAGGAAATGCATGAAGGAAAAAATCAATTATTATTTACACTTATTAGTTCAAGAAATAGTCCAGAACTAAGAATGCCTAATACAGCAGTAAAACCTAAAGCGGTTGTAAAACCTAAAGTAGCAGTAAAACCCAAAGTAGCAGTAAAACCCAAAAGAAAAGTTCAAAAAAAGAAATAATAAATTATAATAATAGAATTATGAGTAATAATAGTAATACTTATATGAGAAATCTTGATATGCTTTTAAATATATCAAGTAAAGTATTAAAATGTTCAATGAAAAGATGTAAGAAATATATGAATACAAATGATAATAAAATACAAAAACTTTTAAAAGTAAAGGATTCTAGCAAAAAAGCACAAGCAGTTGAAAAATTAGCAGCAGAAAAAACTGCATTAAAAGCAGAAAAATGTATTTATAATAAATGTAAAAAACTACATATAAAATTAATTAAAGTTTTAATTAAAACTGCTAAGAGTTTTTTAAAAGAATATCCAAACGTTAAATTACTTAATTCAAATGTTAAAAATATTATAAATGAATTAATAATGTTAGTAAAAAAATCAGAATTAACAATTGCTGATATTAATCAAATGAATAAAAATAAAAATATATTGATATTTAATATTTTGAACATACGACTTTAAATCCTGAATCAGATATAATAGATGTATCAATAATCCATTTAACTGTATTTCTTTTTTCCCAAATTTCAAATGCTTCTTTGATATGTAATTTTAATTCTTCTTCATTAATACCTCTTACTTTCATTAAATGTGCATTTATTTTTGATATTTCTTTAGTTACTTTTGAATGACCGTAATGCGTTGCTTGATGACATAAACGACATAATGCAATTATTCTTATTAATTTTTGTGTTTTTGTTTCAAAATCAAATATCCATCTTTCATGTGCTTCCAAATATTTAAATCTTTTTGCACCACAACATTCGCATTTATGTCCAGTTCTTTCATATATATGATGTCTTATTAAATTCCAATCACTTTCAGTAAAAATACTCCTTACATTTTTAAAATAACTCGTCTTTGGTATCATATCTATAAATAATTCACTACCACCATATGATCTATCTTCACCTATAATATCAATTTCTTTATATATATCATATAATTTACATAATTCATTTGATTCATCTTCACAAAACCATTTTTTGCAATCTTTATCCCAAATTGCACCATATTCCTTAGCAACCTTCTTTTCAGAATAAGGAATATTTAAATAAATCACCATTTTTATTTATTATTAATATTCATCAATTATTTAAATAGTTCTTTTTGTTAATTTTTCCAAAATTTCAATTCCATTCTCCTTTAATTGTCTGAAATGATGATAATTTATATAATTAAAAAAGAAATATAATACAGTAAAAAACAATAATAATAATACAAACCAATAATATATTTCATTATTTTTAGTTTGTAATTTATTGACTATATAAACAATGAAAACTAATATGGTTGATATTATAAAACATCTACGCCATACTGCTGATTTTTCATGATATGATAAAATACTAATTAATCTTTTTATAGATATATCTATTGTATCATCTTTATGATGTTTGGTATTAATTAAAAATACACTATTATTTTCATTACATTGTTTTCCTATTGAAAATCTATAACATCCCAATTCTTCTCTTTCCTTTAATAATGCATATATAAGTATACTTAGGAATAAAACAGTGATTACAATAGTAATTATAACAGTTATTATATCTGTCATCATTTATAATATAATAATTAAAAAAAAATAAAATTAAAATTATCTCTCAATAATTTTATAATTTAAGTCACATTTATTATTGAACAATGATTTAAAGAATTCTTCCAGATCATCTGTATTTGTAAAACGTGTACATGTATATAAATCCATTGCAACTTGTCTTTCTTCTACAAATGTATGAATAGATAAATGAGATTCTGCAAGAATATAGACACCAGTTACTCCAAATGGTTGAAATTGATGAATTGCTTTTCCCACAACATTTAATTTATATTTATCAACGATCTTATTTAAAATTGGAATAATAGTTGATTCATATTTAAGAATCTCGTTATCCTCAATATTAGAAATATCAATAATAATATGTGTTCCTGTCATTTTATAATTATTATTATAATTATTTATTCTTATTATTTTTATATTGAAAAATATATTTTAATATATTCTTTAATTATTTTTCTACATATATGACATTTATTAATGGTGTTATTTCTACTAGAAATAACACAATTATTACAAATAGTATGACCACACGGATTCATACATGTATCAATTTCATTTACAAAACAAATTGGACATAATTTCTTATCAAGATTAAGTTCATTATTTTTTAAAAATTTATTTATAACAAATAAAAACATATTTTTATAATCACATATTTTTTTTTCCAAAGTTTCAATATTTTGTTTAACAAGTTCTAATTTTGGATTATAATGTCTATTTACCCATATATCATAATTATTTTTTATTTTTTCATTATAATCATGATATATTGACATTATTTCATTTTCCGAAAATTTTTTATTATTTGAATCATTATTTATTATATTCATGATATTGCTATCATTATTGATATCATTATTATTATTAATAATATGCAATACATTAAAATGATTATTTTGAGATGTTGATAAATAATTTTGAATATATATATTATTTGCTAATAGATCCTCATGTTGTTTTTTATAAATATCTAAATCTATTAAACATTTTTCATAATCTTTCATTAAATCATTAGGAGTATTTGATGTTAATTCAATATGATTATAAATTTTATTATTAATTGAATCATTTATATCTAATGTTGAAAAAAAATTAATATTTGGATTTTCATTGTATACTTCTGCTAATTCACCATATAACATATCAAATATAAATATAATTATAGTTATAATAATTATAACTGTTTATATATATATATATAATTAAAAAATGATTTTTTATGTTAATTATAATAAGTAATAAATGGTATTTAAAGGTGCTCATATTAGTCGTGAAGAAACATTAAGTAAAACTATTGCAAAAATAATTGACAATGGTGGTAATGCACTTCAAATATTTGCATCAAATCCCAGAAGTGCTAAAATAACAGAACTTAATCCTAAATTTTTTGATATAGATCAAATTAAAAAGGTAATTAAAAAAAAGAAGTTCTCATTAATTATACATAACCCTTATGTTATTAATTTAGCATCTCCTTTTATGATTAATAAAAGAGTTATGGATATTAAAGATTGTTATTGGATTCAATTAATTATACACGAATTAAAAGTTGCAGATACAATTGGAGCATTAGGTTGTGTTGTTCATTGTGGTAAATATACATCAAATTCACCTGAATCTGGATTGGAAAATATGAAAAAAGCATTAGATTATGTTATTGATGAAATAAAAGAACTTAAACTAAAATCAAAAATAATTCTTGAAACCTCATCTGGACAAGGAACAGAACTATTATTTAATTATCAAGATTTCTTAAATTTCTATAATTCATTTAATGATGATCAAAAAAATTATATTAAGATATGTATTGATACATGTCATGTATGGGCATCTGGTTTTGAATTATCAGAAGTTTATACTATGACTAAAAATAGTGGTAATTTAAAAGATGTAATGGTAATTCATATTAATAATAGTAAAAATCCTAAAAATAGTCATTTAGATAGACATGATATAATTACACAAGGACATATGAATATTGCTGATATAATTAAATTTTTAAAAGTAATTAGAAAAAATAACAGAAATTTAATATTTATTTTAGAAACACCTGATGAAAATAATATTAAAGATGAATTTAAATTAATCAAATAATTATAAAATTTTATTATTTTTTTTCTTTATCTTTAAAAAATGATTTCAATAAATTATATTGATAAATTGTCATAAGAAAATGAACAGAACTGTTTATTCAAGTGTCGGTGAAGCAATACCTGCGGCATTTACAGGGGATGATCCTCGTGCATATATTATCATTGGTTGCATCATGGGTTCTCTTTTTATGATTGTTTGTATTGCTGTGCTTTCTTGTGTATGTAGGAGCGAAGCATGTATGTATATCTGTACCAGGCAGAGGGTTGCAGTTGTTGTTCCTGAACCTGTTCGTGTGGTTATTGTTCCTGCTGAAAATGATCGCAGCGAGGTTTATAAGGTGAGAGATTGATGATTGAAATGGAAAAATAACGGAGGTCATTTATGATTTTTGTTATTTTTTTATTCTTGTTCTTTTTGTTTGCGAGCAATATGAATTTCAAAAATTGAAGGTAATATTTCTTCATGATTTTTTTCTAATCGCAGTGCTGAATAATAATAATTACCTGGTTTTCCTGTAAATTTACCTTCATTATTGAAATGATTAAAAATTTTATTTAAACTTTTAGTATTTCCATTTTCAACAATTAGAGAACTTGAAAAATCGTGAAAATCGTGATTATATAACCATTCAATTTGTTCTTTAAATTTTATTTTATTATTTTTATATTTATTATTATAACAGTCAAATAATAATTTTTTTCTATATTCCATTAATAATGAAATAATATAGTCATCTTCTAAATCTTCATATATATATTCACGATCATTTTTAGTTATATAATTTTGAACATCTTCAATAATTCGTTTCATATTAGAATAATTATTCGCAAATAGATTATATGTTGAATATTGTATCATTATATTAATATCATCATCATTAATAGGCATTATTTAAGGATATAATTTATAATATTTATTATAAATTTATTGCTGTTTTTCGTTTAAATGTCTTTATTAAAAGTTTCTTTATTTATAATGACATGTTTATTTGAATATGGTTTAACATTTCAACCATTGACTAAAATTAATTATAATCAAATGAAAATAATTAAAAAAACATCAATTTCTATTAAATTATTTAACAATAATGATTATTCGAATATAATGAACAGAACTTTATTTACACAAAGTTTAATTTTTCTAACATTTCTTTCATATCCATTATTAGATAAAAAATGGGATAAAAGGCAAGAAATTAATCAAATTGAAATTTTTAAAAAAACTTCAAAATCTGTATGTTTTATATCAACTGAATATACAAATCTTGCTTCTAATCTTAAAATGGATAGTGAAAATCTACCTAAAGGAGTGGGAACAGGTTTTATTTGGGATAGGGAAGGTCATATTGTTACCAATTTTCATGTTATTAATAAGGTTAATAATGCAATGGTTACCATTAATAATAAAACATATTCTGCAAAAATTACTGGTATTGAACCTGAAAAAGATATCGCAGTTCTTAAAATAGATACAAATAATACATCAGATTTACCTTTACCTATTACTATTGGAAATGTTAATGATATTATGATTGGTCAATATTCATATGCAATTGGAAATCCATTTGGACAAGATCATACATTTACAATGGGAATCATATCAGGAAAAAACAGAGAAATGACATCTCCTACAGGAAGAATAATTAAAGATATTATTCAAACAGATACTGCAATTAATCCTGGAAATTCTGGTGGTCCATTATTAAATTCAAAAGGTGAAATTATTGGTATGAATACGGCATCATTTGGAACAGGTGTATCATCTGGTGTAGGTTTTGCACTTCCGATTGACATGATTTCAAAAGTTGTTAAGGAAATAATTGAATATGGTAGTGTTCAAAAAGCAATTATAGGTATTTCATTTTTAGAAAGATTACCAACTGCATTTGAAAGCAAAGAAATGAATATTTCTGTTTTTAAAAAAGGGGTTATGATTTTAAGTGTTCCTTCAAATTCAACAACAGGACTGATAGGCATTAAAAAAATAAATGACACAAAAATAAAAGTGGGTGATGTTATTCTTGCAATAGATGATAATGAGATTAATGATCCTCAAGATTTGGCAACAATTCTTGAAAAATATAAACCAAATGATAAAGTTAAATTGAAAATTATTAGAGATGGTAAAGAAATTACTAAGGAAATCACTTTGACTACATATAAAACCGAAAGTTATACTAATATGCAAATTGACATACCTCTTAGAAATATAGCACCTCAAATAAAACCAAAAATGTAAATTTTTAATTTAATAATTATATTATTTTAATTTAATAATTATAATAAAATAATAAATGAAAATAATATATGGAACTGAACAAATAAATATTGATATCACAAATTTTTGTATTTTAAATTTAAAACAAGATAATAAAATTATTATTCCTGCTGGTGAAAAAATTAGAAATTTAATTTTTACAGATCCAGCACCTAATATTAATAAAAAAATTTTTGTTCAAAATAATGAAAATTCATTATTTTTTGTATGTGAAAATAATAATGATCTTATTATAAATTTAATTAATTATGAAGGTCTTTTTGATATTCATAAAAAAATAAATATAAAACATGGAAAATTTAATGAAGAATTACCTGAACAAAAATTAGCATACATGTTTCTTAAAGGAAATGAAAAAGTTTTAGAAATTGGAGGAAATGTTGGAAGAAATACACTTGTTATTGCAAGTATTTTAAAAAATGATGAAAATTTAGTTGTATTGGAAAGTGATAAAAACAGTTCTGAATTATTAAATGAAAATAAAATGATAAATAATTTAAATTTCAATATTGAAGCAAAAGCATTATGCAAAAATAAATTAATACAATCTAAATGGACAACTATTGAAAGTGATGTATTATTAGATGGTTATAATTGGGTTGAAATATGTGATTATAATTATTTAAAAAATAAATATCAAATAAACTTTGATACATTAGTTATAGATTGTGAAGGAGCATTTTATTATATATTAAGAGATTTTCCAGAAATTTTAGAAAATATCAATTTAATCATAATGGAAAATGATTATACTGATATAAATAATTATAATTATGTTTGTGATATTTTGTCAAAAAATGGTTTAAATAAGGTTTATATGGAATATTGTAGAGAAGCAACGTTTTGGTCTTCTCCTTGTTCTCGTAATTTTTTTGAAGTTTGGAAAAAAAATACTGATAATAATAATAAATCAATTAACATATATATTTCTGATCATTTATAATTTATTTTTTCCTAATGATAAATAGATATATTATATGAAAAAAGCAAATAAAGCAGATTGTATTAGAAGAGCAATTAATATAAGTAGTCAAAAAGATTTTTTTAAATTTGATAAGAAATCTTATGACGCAAATAAAATTAAGAAATATATTCAAATAACTTCGCCCAAGTTATTTGAATTAATAAAAACAATACAAGAATTAGATAAAAATGATTTTGAAAAATATGGAAAAAAATTTAAACATATTATTTATTCAGATGTTAAATCGTCTATTGCTGGTATTAAATTAGTGGCATCTGTTTTAAAAGCATATGACATGTCAAATGTTTATGATAGTAAATTTAATTTTAAAATTAATCGAAGTCGTAATAATGATAATTTTGCTTTATTATCTAGTCTTGCCGTATATGATAAACCATTTCCAGTAAAATTAAAAAGAACAATAATTAAAGAATTTAATAGACGACCTGATAATATTTACGGTGAAAATATTCGTTTTTTATTAATAGATTCTGCTTATAAAGAAGGAATTGATGTATATGATGTTAAATATTTACATTTAGTTGATGATTTAATTACTCCATCAGATGAAAAACAAGCAATAGGAAGAGGAACACGTAAATGCGGACAAAAGGGATTAAAATTTAATCCTGAACTAGGATGGCCACTACATGTGTTTAAATATAAATTAATTGTTGATGAAAATAAATATGGGGATTCTGATTCATTTATGGTATATATAAAAGAAACTGATATTGATTTGAAACAACTTTATTTTGCAGCAGAATTAGAAGGTATATGTCGTTTTGGTGCAGTTGATTATGAAATTAATAAAGCAATTCATGAATTTGGAAATGATAAAGAAGATGATTTAAATAGCAAAGATATTTATACTAAATATAAAAAAATAGATTTATTTAAACAAAAAAGTTTATATGAATCATTAAATAAAAATAAAAGTGGAGAATTTAAATTGGTTGAAAAAGCACGTTTTAATTTTGGTGGTGCAAAAACAATTGTAAAAAAACAAAAAAAACCAAAACCTGAATCATATAATAAACCTTATTTAGATTATAATTATGATGAAGATGATGAAATATTTTTCAAATTAAAAAAGAAAGCAGACATATTAAAAGGTAAAATAGCAGCAGAAAAAGCATTAGAGGATTATAATTCGAAATTGGAATATGAAAAAGAAAATCAACAATTGAATGATAAAATTAAATACAAAAAAGAAAAAGAAGAAGAAATTAAAAAGAAAAAATTAATTATTGAGAAAAAAGAAGAAAAGCAACCAAAAAATTTATATCATGAATTAATAAAATATAGAGAGCAACTCAATAAACGTAAAAATGTAATGAAAAAAGAAGGTAAAGAAGGTTTTTATGATGAAGATTTAGGATATATTGGTGCAGAACTTAAAAAACCTTTAAAATTCATAAAAATGAGAAAATATATTCGCAGTTATTTTAATAAATATAAATGGGGTAATTTAGAATTTAAAAATAATTGTATAAAAACAACTGAAGAAAAATCTGATGATTCCGATAATAGAATTGTTAATCTTACAAATAGTCAAGCATTTGTAAGTTCATTTTTTAATTCAAAATCGGTTTATAAAGGTCTTTTATTATGGCATTCAGTCGGAACAGGTAAAACATGTTCAGCAGTTGCTGTTGCATCAAATTCATTTGAAAAAGATGGTTATACAATTGTATGGGTTACCAGACATTCATTAAAATCGGAAATTTGGAAAAATATATTTGATGAGGTTTGTTCTAAAACAATTGAGGAAAAAATTAAACAAGGAATGAAAATACCAAGAGATGATGTTACAGGACCATTGAAATATTTAGATAATCGCTGGGTTGAACCTTTAAGTTATAAACAATTTACTAATTTGATTAATAAGAAAAATGCTCTTTATAAAGAAATGGTTGATAGAAATGGTAAAGAAGATCCATTTAGAAAAACTTTAATTATTATTGATGAAGCACATAAATTATTTGATGAAAATGTTCCTCACCAAGAAAGACCAGATATTAATGCATTAAAAAAAGCATTACATAAATCATACACTCATTCAAAAGAAGATAGTTGTAAATTATTATTAATGACTGCTACACCATACACTAACAATCCCATGCAATTATTTAAATTATTAAATTTGATGAAAGAAAATGATTATTTTGAAGAAGATTTTAATAAATTCAAGGATTATTACTTAGATCCTGAAACTTATAGATTTAAAAAGGATTCAATTAAAGAATTTTTGGATAAAATTTCTGGATACATATCATATTTAAATCGTGAAAAAGATGTAAGAGAATTTGCTTATCCTGTTATTTATAAGAAAGAAGTTTATTATACAACTAGTGATGATTTTAATTCACCTATTATAAGATTTTATAAATTACTTTTAGATGATATCAGTGATTATATTACATATATCAATTTAGAGAAAGGAAAAGATATAATTGAATTATTAAAAGAAATTGGTAAAAATCCTAAAAAGGCGACTGAAGTCATAAGTCAAGAAGAAGCAATTGATTTATGTTATTCAAAATCAAATAAAGGTAAATTAAAGAAAGAAGAAGATTCAAATAAAGTTGATAGCATTGAATTAATAAAAGGTTTTATTAAAAAAATGGATAAAAATATAAAAGATTTAGAAAAACAAAATAAAAAGGATGCAAAACAAATTGAAAAAGAACAAAAAGCAAAATTGAAAGAACGTGAAAAACTTTTGAAATTAAAAGCAAAAGAACTTGCTAAACTTGAAAAAGCAAAAGCAAAAGCAAAAGCAAAAGCAAAATAAAAAATATTTTTGTTTATATAAATATAAATATAAATATAAATATAAAATGATGACATGGGATGATTTGAAAAATTTAAATTTAAAACCATATAGAGAACCTGAAATTGAAAATGAATATTTATTATTTAAAAAAAATAATAAAATGTCTGATCATATATTAAATAATGTTTTACAAATTAACAAAAATGATGATGAGAATAAAAAATTATATTTAACTATTAATAAATATCCTTATCATGTTGAAAATAATGTTATTCATTTTATAATTTGGGATTTACAATTAGATGGAAGAGATTTAAAGAAAAATAAACTTAAATATAAAAAATTTGCAAATAAATTATTCAATCCTAAATACTTTGATATAATTATCAGAATTAATAATGTTGAACATCAATCAATACGTGAAATAAAACATTGTCATTTATTTATAAAACTCAAATAATTTTTTATTTTTTTTATTTTTTAAAAAATAAAAAAAACACACACATATTGCTCATTTGCTCATTATTTAAAAATAATTGTGATAATTAAATTATTAAAACTATAATAAAAATGACATCAAATTTATTCAATTGTAGTCATTGTGAATATTTTACTGATAAAAAATATAATTTATACCGTCATATGGTAACAAAACATATAAATAAAAATGATAGTATTTTGGAAAACGTTTTCCAAAATACTATCATTCCTTTCCAAAATACTGTCATTTTGAATAAATGTCATTTGTGTGATAAGATTTTATCATCAAAAAAAAATTTAGAATATCATATTAACATTTGTAAAGGAACTACCAATTCACTTGAATGTCATATATGTCATAAAGTTTTTGCAAATAGTAGTTCAAAGTCATGTCATATAAAAAAATGTAAAGAAAAACATTCTTTATTGATTATTCAAAATGAAACAAAAGAAGATAATGATATAATTTTAAATCAAAAAAATGAAAATACAATTATTAATAATTGTAACATAAATAACGGCACTATTATTAACGGGAATGTTAATATGAATGTTAATTTAATTTCATTTAATAGTAATACATATAGATTAGAAGATTTTGATATAAGTCATTTAAATTTAAAAGAAATACTTTCAATAGTATCTAAAAATGACCCTGATACTGCTTTTTTTTATTTTATGACAAAATTATTTGAAAATAAAAATAATCAAATGATTATTAAAACAAGTTTAAGAAATAAATATTCACATATTCATTTGGGTATGAATATATGGGAAAAATATTTAGATACGTTTATTTATCCTATAATACTTATTTATATAGCAGATACAATGATTAGTTTTGTTGGAACAAGTAATGATAAAAAACATTTAATAAATTTAGATAAATATTTAAATATAATGGCATCAAATGGTATTTCAGATGAAGAAACAAATGATTATAAAAAGAAATATAAAATTAACATTGATAAATTAAAATTGATATGTAGCAAATATAAATAAAATTATTTTTGTTTTTCATAATTTTCCACAAATTTTATTATGTATGGTTTGTCATTGATTATTTCTGATTTGGGTGGTGTTTTTGTAAATATCCAATTTAATGATAATAATTGTTTAAATAATATAGACATATATGTATTCATTAGTTCAGGTGTATATAATCTGCTAGTTATTTTTTTATTTTCTTTTAGATCAAATAAAAATTGCCATAAAGTTAATACTTGTTTATTTATATCTTTATTTAATTTAATTTTATTATCAACCCATCCATTATTATTTTTATTCATAAATGCTCTATATATTGTTTCACCATCAGATGACATTACATTAGGCATAGTTGAAAAATGTTTGGATCTTCCAAAATCCCAAATAACCCATAAAAATCCTAAATTTTTTAAATAATAATCAATATCATTAATTTTATAATGTAAATAACCACCACTTTTTATTTTATGAAATAAGAAATTACCCCAATGAGTATCGAAATGTAATGAACTTGCATATAAATTAAAACTCAATATCGCTAATTGAACTTGAACAAATGCATTTGCTAATAATTCATAATTATCATAATATTCATATACAAAACTCTTTAAATCACCATTTGCTAATTCATTTAATAAAATTACAATTGGAGTTTTCTTTTTTGTTGTATTAATCAATAATTTGGGAAATTTACTGATTATAGTGGGTTCTAATCCTTTAGTTTCTGTTCTCATATCATTACAATGAAGAGTTGCATATAATAAAGGAAAATGAGGTGTTTTGTGTTTCAATAAGCAAACTTTTAATAATTCCAAATATTTAATTTCCTCTTCAATTTGATTTAATTGAACAATTTTAATGGAATATTTGAATAATTTACCATCATTATCCTTAAAACTACTGATATAATTTATTCCAAATTTACTTTTTGAACCAAATTGATTTTTTAAATGTATTACATCATTTATTATAAATTCAGGTTTATCATTTGATAATTTATGAAATTTTAAACAATTATTATTACTGTTAACATTAATTTTTAATTTTTTTAATAATTTATAATAATATAATTCTCTATCATTTATATTAGCAGTTACTCGATTAATAAATGGATACATAAAATTTTTAAATTTCTTTTGAATCAATAATGCTGCTTTATTTGGTGTTAATTTAGATTGATTTGATTGTTCTTCCTTAAATTTAACTTCTTCCTTTGGTTTAGATTCCTTAGGTTTAGTTTCCTTAGGTTTAGTTTCCTTAGGTTTAGTTTCCTTAGGTTTAGTTTCTTTTGGTTTAGTTTCTTTTTTTGTTTTTAATGATTCATAGATACCTTCATTTATTATTTTTATTTTATTATCAGTTTTTGAAGTTGTTATAATGATACTATTATTAGTAATTAATCCTTTTGATGTTAATGAATTTACTAATTTATTTGTTTTTCCAATCACCTTTTCAGGTATTTGAATTATAAATGTGTTTGCCTTTAAATATTTAGAATTTATTTCAGACATTTTCTAATTAATAAATAAGCATTTAAAAAAACTTATATATATAATTACAAAGTAGACAATATTATGGAAACTAATCAATTTTATTTTGAAAACATAGGCATTGGATTATTAAATGTATCTAATCTATTAAATTTAGATTTGAAACTGAATGAATATTTAGTTGTTGGACAAAGAAATAATGCAAATCCGGCAAATACACTTGATTATGAATATAATATGATTGTCAATAATAATGGTGTTGGTATTAATGCAACACGCAGAGAATTATTAAATACAAATGCTGGTTTATTAGTCAATAATAATATAATTTGCAAAGGAAAAATTATGGCAAATTCAATTGAATTTCAAAATTTTACTCTTAGTAGTAATGTTACCAATAATGATTTAATAAATCTAGTCAATAAAGTTAATTCAAATCTCTTTTTTTTCAATGGTTATAATAATCAAGGTTTAACAAATACTATTTATACACCATCATATTTATCTATTGGTAATTTTAATTCTACATTCAGTAATGCTCACGCTCTTAAAATAAGTGATACACCAATAGGATCAACAAGTAATATTCAATTTGCTATTTATAATCAAACTAATAATACGATTGAACAAGCACGATTTACATTTGGAATGATTGGAATTAATGCTAATTCACCCGCAAATATTATCACAACCAAAGGAATGCCCCTTGAATTTCATATATCTAAAAACTCCACTAAAGTTGATGAATTATATTCAAACGGATTAGGTTTTCCATCATATGTAAATAAAGAAGATAATTTTCCACAATTAGCAATTGATGCAAATGGAACAGTTAATATCAATAAAAATAAGTGTGATTTGTCTTTTACTTATAATAATATTCAAATGACACCTAAATTAAATGTTAATGGAGCACAATATGCAAATGATATATATATGTATGATAGAGTAAGAGGTTCAAATTATCATATACATGATATATTTATGCACAAAACTGCTGTTACATTAAATCCAAATCAAATTTATGGTGGTGATTTTGCGAAAACAGAATTTACTTTTAATTCAAATGTAAATATTGGAAAAAATAATGATGAATATTTATTAACAGTCAATAATTCAGCATTAATTAAGAAAAATTTAACAACTGATAGTCTAAATAGTGGAAAGACAGTTATTAATGGAACAACAGATTTAAATGGTATTGCTTATTTTAATAGCACTGCTATTTTTAATGAAAATATTTCAATTAATAAAAATTTAAATATTGGTAATGATTTATTTATAGGAGGTGTAAGAATAAATACTTCAAATTTTAATTTTGCTGTGAATGGATTAAATTTTGATTATCAATCAAATTTAAGTGTAAATGGACGTTTAGGAACTGGTGTATTTTCAATAGATACATATGATCATCAATTTAATATACTTAAACGTAATCGTGAAAGATTTGAAATTTATATGAATGATATGTCTGGTATTACAACTGATAGCAGTAAGGTTTTTATTGGTCATACTGATCTTAATAATATAAATGGTAATGTTGATAATAGTTTAATTTTTCTAACTCAGAAAAATATAAGATGGCATAATATTTATTTCTATCCTGGCAAAGATCGATTTGGTAATAATGGTCTTAAAAATATATCACCTACACTCGCAATAATGGAAAATAATAAGATAGGTATCAATACTAATCTTCCTTCTAAAACATTAGATATAATAGGAGATTTAATAACAACTGATTATTATATTCGAAAAAATAATTCAGAATTCAAAATTAACCCAATTATTATCAATAATAATGATAATTCTATTTTAAATGTTAAAAATCTTGATATAAATCTCATTGAAAACCAAAATTATAATAATAAAAAAACTTTAAATATAACAGGTGGTATTAATTCATATAATGGTTATTTTGATGGTGATTCAAAATTAGCATCATTTTATAATTATGATAATTTTAACATTGCATCTGTTAATTCAAATGTTGGTATTGGTGTTATCAAAACTGATAATTCATTTCCTGTTCCATTGCAAGTTAGAAATTTTAATAATAATTTTAATAATAATTCTATTATTCGTCTTTATCGTGGTATTAGAGGAGGTAGTTTTAATAATGATGCTTTATATACAGGTATTGATTTTTGTGATTATGATTTACCTTTACCTACACAAAACCGAAATAATTTCAAATGGTTTATGTATAAAAATCATAGATCTGAGAATATTCCAGGAGTATTGCAAATTGGTTACACAAATAATTCTGTAAATCCTACACATAGTTGTATGAATTTTTATTATAATGATACTACAAATAAATATTTCATAGACATAAATAATCCCAATATTGATTATACATATAATAAAAATAATGCAGTTTCAATTAAAGGAAATGTTGAAATAAATGGTAATTTAAATTTAGTTGGTGAAAATAGTACTTATAATATAAATGGAGTTATTATTGGCAGTTTTTCAAATCCTGCAGTAATGAGAGGAACTTCTTTATCAACTAATTATAATTTTCAAAATGAAAATATAAATGATATCAGTGTTGTTGCAAATAAAATTGGACTTCTTCCAAGTAAAACAGTTGCATTTGGTTTTAATAAAGATGATTGGATTTATAAAAAATTAAATGTTATACAAACAACTGCAAATGAAGATAATTCATTAAGTATTTTTTATAATAATAAAGATTATATAAATGACTATACACCACCAATAATAACAAAATTTTATAATAAATCATTTAGAAATTATAATTATAGACCAGATATTGCAATTATTCAACATGCAATTATTCAAGATAACTCTGATACCGGTAATATTTTAAATAAAGTAGATTTTAAATTAAAAGGTTATAGTGATGTTACTATTTATGAAATAACACCTAATGACAAAACCCCTTATATCACTTTTATTAATAAAGACAATAAAAATCAAGTAAATATTGGTAACAAAAGTTTTTATTCAGGTAATTCAATTATTTATCCTTCAGTAGCAGTTCATATAAATGATGATTTTGATTGTCTTTTAAAATTGACTAATGTAAGTAAACCAGTGAAAATTGAACTTGCAAATGATACCAATGTTTGGTCTGTTGCTGCCGATAATAAACTAGATATTTCTTTTATTAATAATAGTTTATTTAATATTACTAGTAATGGTCAGATTATTGCAAATAATTATTCATTTATAAATAATAAGAATTATGAAACACAGAGCACCATAAATTTAAATAGTATACCTAATAGAAGTACATTAGAATGCACTAATTTTTATTATAATGATTATAAAAATACAAATGAAATTATTGATGGTCGTAATGGTTTTATTCAGACACATTATAGTAATATAGAAACAAAAATCAATGAAAATTATTATGATAGTTATGATGATTTAACTGATACTGCAATATCAAGATTTATTTATGGTATAAATGATAGTAATTTACCATTAATAGATATTAATAATAATCCATTAATCAATTATACAATAATTAATTCAAATAAAATTCATAATGATTTTATTGATTTGAATTTTAAATTAACTCCTCGTAATTTAATTTTAGATTACAAATTTTTAAATAATATTGAAGTCAATTCTAATAATAATTCAATTAAATTGATACCAACTTTAAATAGTTATGATAATAATGTTAATGCATTTATTAAAACAAGTAATAATTATCCAATTAACTATTCAATTGACAATTTTAATTTTAATTTAAATTATTTATTGCCAAAAACAACAAATAACGATGATTTAGTTATTAACAGTCGTGTTATAGATTTTAATAAAACTTCAAATTATAATAATTTAAATTATTATAATATTAATCTTCAGAGTTTTATAAATGTGAAAAATAATCCAAATCTTGCGAATTATTTAATAAAAACAATTACGAACTCTTTCTTATCTGTTAATAATAATACCAGTAATTATTTAAATATTTCAAATAAAATTTTATATTATCCTTTTGCTAGTTTCCCAGTAGATGAAATAGAACTCAATTTGAAATATAAATATAATTATAGAAATGACATAAATATCCCATCTAATTTCTATAATAATTATAATAATTCATTAACAATTGCAAATATTACAACTAGTAATGCTATTATTAATAATAGTAATACTTATTTAACTCAAGAAATTAAGGGTTCACTTGATTTTGGTTTATCTGTAAACATTCATCCCATTGAAATTATTTGTTCAAATTTATCTTCAAATGTAATTAAAAAGTTATATCCTATTGAAATAAATAATAATGAAGTAACTCAAATAGAATTAGGTATTACTAAAAATAATTATTTTGATTTTTATGTATTTGATCCTAATTATTCAATGATACCAATTCCTATTTTGATTAATAATTATAAACCTCATTTAACTCTCAAAAATTATATTAATTCTAGATATTCAGCACCACATAAAATTTATAGTTATGAGAATAAATATGAAATTCATTTGGGAAATTCAAAATTATTGTCATTGGACAGTAATGGTAATTTAAATACAAATGGTTCAATGAATGTCAAAGATATATATATATCAGGTGATATTTATAATACAACGGGTAATAATTTAACATCTGTTTATAGTAATCTTATAGGAAGTAATTTCAACATAAATAAAACTAATATTTCTTTAAATAGTTCAAATCTTTTCTTAAATCCAAGTGTTATGAATTATGGTGGTGTTATTATAAATAGAGGTGATATTTATAATAGTAATAATCTTTTTGAAATTAATAATTATAATAATAATGATAATTTTGTAACATTAAAATCAATTACAGATTCTGCATTAATTAATTTCTTTGGAACCTGTAATTTATATAAATTAGGTTCTAGTAATGGTAATTTTGGAATTTGGAAAACAAATGATCCCAATACATTAACATCATCTTATATTAAAAATGATTTCAATAATTTTAGTAATGTTATTAATTTTGATTATTCAGGAGGAATAAATAAATTTCCAATTATTTATTTAAATGGTGCAATTAAATCAACCAGTAATCTATCTATAAATGATATGCATATTTATCATAATAATGATCTTAATTATAAGGTTCGTGTTTATGGTAATATGAAGGTTGATGGAACAGTAATGTCATCATCAGATATCAGAATTAAAACTGAAATTAAGAAAATTGATAATGCTTTAGATAAAATTTGTAAATTAAATGGTATTACTTATGAAAATAAAACAAATGGTAATCGTCGTGAAACTGGATTAATTGCACAAGAAGTTAAAGAAATTATACCAGAAGCGGTATATGAAGATGAAAGGGGTTATCTTAATATTGCATATGGTAATTTAATGGGAATAATGGTGGAAGCAATTAAAGAAATAAAACTTTTGATTAAGTAGATATATAAAATCATTTAATGGAACTTTTAGGAATGATGGGATTAATCATAGGTCTTTTAATACTTATTGTTTATTTTAATAATAGTTTTAAAAAGGAATGTTTTTATAATAATAAATCATTAATTGAATTAGAAATAGAAAAAATAAGTGAATATTATTCATTATTAAGAAATGAGACAAATGAAAATTCCAAAAAATTTTTAAAAAATAAAATTAAGGAATCTATTCGTGAAATTGAAAAAGGATTAATAGATAATTATGATAAATATAAATTAAATAATATTTATTCAAATGAATTAGAACCATTACTTAACAAACCAATTTCAAAAGAATCTAATGAAAAAATTATAAAAATAATTAACAATATAGATTTTTTGGTTAATTATGCTTTAACACCTGAGCGTTATATTCAATCTGAAAAAATCAGTAATATTAAAACAGATTTTAAATCATTAAATGAATTATATGAAAATGTTTATATAAATAAAAAATATGGTTATAAAATGGTGGAAAATAAAATAGATATTTTAAATAAACAAATTTATAATGAATTGATGCAAATAACAACTTATGATGATTTAAATAATTCTGGTATTTTGTTAATTTTAAATACAACTCTTAAAAGAGCATATGAAGTTAATGATATAACACAAATTAATGGTTTAAAAGAAACTTTTAATGAAAAACTAAGAAGTTTAAATCTTATTATTACCAAAGCAAAAATTGAAGAGAAAACTAAAGAAGGTTTTGATAATTATTATGATACCAATTTACAAGCTTTGATAAATCAACCAACAACATCAATTTCCTTATTTAAAGATAAAGATGTTATAAAAAAGATTCAAGAAAAATTCAATAAAATTTATAATTCTTTTGATATTATAAATTCAATTTATAAAAATAATGGTAACAGAAAACAAATAGATGAATTAAAAAGAGTTATATCTGAATCTATTGATGAAATAATTTCATATAATGAAAAAGATATTATTTATAAAGCAAAAATATTAAGTATAAAAAATGTAATAATTGCATCAGTGTTAGACAATGAATTAGAAGAAAGTTATTTAACTCAAAATGAAAATCAAATTATCAAAGTTAAAAATAAATTTTATGATGCTATTATTGAAATTAAAAATATAATTATTAGTGTTTATAGTAAAGAAAAATATGGAGATAATAAAGAAGCGTGTTTAAAAGATATTATTGATGCATTATTAAATAATGATTATCCTATTGAAGTTAAAAAAATACATAATTGCAAGGATATATCAAATTTATTAGATGATAATATAATGATTACACCAAAAATTGCTGTATCTTCTAATAAAGGTAAAACATGGGAACCAGCAACTGAGTTTACTGAATATAAAAGAAAAGGTGAAACAGATGATCCCTATATTTATACACAAAAATTAGCGACATCTGTAAATGGCAAAAAATGGAATTTATTATAATCACAATTTATTCAATGATGCCATATTAACATTTGCAACCCCTAATGTTCTCATTAATTTGACATAAAGACTTTTTGCACGTTTACTATTAAAATCCAACTTGCCATTTTCCAAATCAGCAATTTCACTAACATTGATCATACATTGCTTAGCAAGTTGATCTCTCTTAATATTCTTTGCATTTCTTGCTGTATTTAAATCAACAAGTAATTTTGGATCAAATGGACGAAACTTGGGAGGATCTTCATCCTCTGTTACAGTTGGTTTAGATGGTGCCTGTGACTCCTTAATTTGTATGTTCTTTTTTCTACTTCCATTACCGATAGTAACTTCATTCCAATCTTGAAATTGCATCATTTATATTTGATTTATTTTTCTATATAAATCTATTTATAATTTAGAAAATCATTTTTTATTTTTTCCTTATATCCAAATTTACTTCTAAAACTATATAAGCATAACTACCCAATTAATAATTAAAAATAATGACTACTTCAAAGACTGCCCAGGTTGTTGCTAAATTCGCGAGTGCTGTTAATCCAGATGTTGAATATTCAGTAAAAGATCTTGCTAAAATGCTTGATGCTTGTTATAAAGAAGTTTATGTTTCTCGTAAGAGAAATGCAAACCCAACTGGTGAAAAAAAACCACCAAGTGCTTACAACCTCTTTATTAAATCTGAAATCGAAAAAATCAAGAGTGAAAATATTCAAGGTGTTGATCCTAAGGATTATATGAAACTCGCAGCTCAACGTTGGAAGGAAAATAAAGAAAAACTATCAGCGTAAATCTCATTTCGTTTCTTTGTTTTTTTATTTTAAAAATAATTATTTTAAATAATAGACATAGCAAAAATGGTTCTTTTACATTTAAGAACTGATAATCCCACAAATACTACTCTTGCCAAATTTGATAGTATTTATGAAGATTCTTTTATTCAATTTTCAAATATCAATAATAATCTTTATTATTCTGGTATTACCAATAATTCATTTAAAATTTATAATCCTACTAATGCAAACGATGAAGGATTATTATATAACAATAATCAATTGAGTGTAAAAACTCAAAACACACAAATAATTAAATATAACACCTTCACTATTTTTCCAAATGATTTTACTTTATTAAATACTTATCAATTTACTGAATATAATCAACTAAATCCTATCGGATTTTCTAATTGTTTTGATATGAATGTCAATACCTTTTGGCAATCTGATGCAATTTATTCACGTAATGATGCAGGTTCCATTAATCTTACTAATATTAATGTAAGTGATCCATATAATTTTCATAATTCAAATAGTCGTGGTTATTGGATTAAAATTAAATTTCCTTATCAGGTTATTCCTATAGGTGTTTATTTTAGTTCACTTACAACTCTTTATAGTCCTATTTTTTTTGATGTTTTTGTTTCAAATGATAATATTAATTGGACTAAAGTTTTAGTCGTTAATACAACTACTGTTGGTAATGAATTTTTCTTCAGAGAAAATACAACTTTATATTTATATGTAGCAATTGTAATCACAAAAATAATTGTAGATACTGGTATAAATGCACCTGTTTTGCAATCATTTAAAGTTAATGAAATTCGTATTTATACCATGCCCATTTTACATTTGGATAATAATGTCAAAATTATGAATAATAATATGTTAAATTTAAATACCATAAGTACTAATCGTTTAATTTTAAATAATTCTCTTATTACATCTGCTAATGATTTAAATACTACAATTACAAATCAAGCAGTGCAAACAATTGTAAATTTATATAATTTTTATTGGACTAATAATGGAACCACTGGATTTTTAAATAGTAATATCGTGAATAGAATTGCTATTAATAGTAATATTACAAATTCTACTTTAGGTATTAATGGTGATATTAATTATAGACAAAAATCAATAAATAATTTCTTTACACTTACTAACCGTGGTGGTATTTTTGATATTACTTCTTCTTATGTTTATATTGGCAGAGTTCGATTTGTCAATAATAGTCTAAATTATTTTAAATTGTCATTAGTTCTTTTTGAATATGATAAATATTATTTTCAAACTATTAATATTAATGGTTATTCATCTTTTTCATCTAATTTGAATATTTATTGGGATACAATTTTTGATAATACTTATACACCACAAAGAATTACAGATGTTAATTATATAGTTGAATCTAATGTTAATAATCGAACATCCATTCTTTTTTATTGTAGATATAATCCTATTTTAAATATCACAAGTGCTGTTGCAAATAATGATTTTATCAGTGAATATATTAATAATATAACTTATATTGATTTCACAAATACTTCTTTTATGAGTAATGTTGAATTTATTATTAGAACACCTGCAACTAATACCATTAATTTTGATAATGATATTTATTCAAATGCTAATTTAATTTCATCACGTAGTTTAAATAAAAATAATAACATCATCAATTTAGTAAATACTAGAAATTTGAGAACCAGTAATATTCAATTTTCAACATCAATAGCGTCTTCCAATTTTCTTATATTAGATAGCAATAAAAATATTATTGATAGTGGTATATCTTCAAATAGTCTTTCTATTTTATCACAATTTGGTAATAATACAACAAATAGTAATCGTATTTTAGGAACTAATAGTAATGGAATATTATCATATTTAAATGTTTCATCTCTTCTTTTAAGTAATATTAACTTTCATGCAACTACATGTAATAATACCATTTTAATTTCAAGTAATAATCTTTTTGAAGGATTTATAATAAATAGAAATAATTTATCAAATTTAAATGTAATAACTAATTTTCCTAATTCATTAGTCGTTGTTAATAACAGTAGTCAATTATCAACTGTAACTAATATTCCCTTATCAAATATTGATAATAATTTAAGATTGTTTAATTTTAATAATATAAATATCAATAACAATAATTATATTTTCTGTAATTCAAATATTTCCTTAAATAACATCAATGTCAGAAGTAATATTAATATTGGAAATTCACATATAATAACCAGTAATTTAAAATTTACTAAACCACTTATAAATAATCGTGAATTTGCTGAAGATATTTTTAAATTAATAACTAAATTCCCAAATATTCCCAGTCTTCAAATCACTAATAAATATGAAACTCCTTTTAATCCAATATTACCATTAACAGTTCCCATTGATTTTTCTGTTACTTTTAATAATGGTTCAGTTGTTTCATTAGGTATTCATACTAGTGATAATAATTCTGATGTTAACAGAAAAATTTATAATATATTTGATAAATCTTTGACTTCTTATTGGATATCTAATGCTAATTTTCTTGATTATACTAATACTAGTTATGGTGCAACTATTAAATTGACTGATGATCCATTATCATTGACTAATTGTGGTTCATATATAATTTTTGATTTTGCATTTGATTTCATTTTAAATTTTTATATTATTTATGTTAATTATCCCAATCTTATCAATTCAATAAGAGATTTTAAATTATTTGGTTATAATAAATCTTTGCAAATTTGGGAATTAATTGATCAACGTTTTAATATTATTTTAAATAATAATCTTATTCCTAATACATTTAATTTAAATAAATCAAATAATAATATTTATTCAAAATATGCTATTTGTATTATCAATACTCATAATAAAAGTTCTGTTAATACTGCTAGTGTAATTGTTAATGGAATTGAATTTTATGGATATCCCATTAATTCAAATTTATATTCATTATCAAATCTTATGACTTTTAATAGTGAAAACTCTTCTATTTTCATGGGAACAAGTAATATAGGTATTTTGAATTATGATCCATATTCTCCTTTAAGTATAGGTAATGATTTACCTTCTAATCCCAGAAATTCTATGATGAATATTAATCATACTATTCCAATTGATAATTCAAATATAATTTTGAATCAAATTGAAGTTCCCATTGTAACTCTCACTCGTCATTCATTAAATTCAGATATTCGAGGTATTAAATCTACTCATTATCTTAATAGTTGGTATAATAGCAATACCAATTATACAATAAAATTAAGTCATTCAAATATCAATAATGAAAAAACAATTTTATCAATGAATAGTTCTGGTAATATTGCTATTGGTGGATATCCACATTCAAATTTAAGTAATAATGGTTTGAGTTTTTATGATAATAATTCTAAATTTATTAATGTTTATGCTTCATCAATTACTTCAAACTATTCTTTAATTTTACCGGGAAATCAAGCAATTAAAGATATGAGTTTATTTGTTGATAATGTTGACATCAATAATCAAGTCTTTTTGAAGTTTGATAAAACTGAAAATTTATTATTTAAATTGCCTATAGTTAATTTTAGTAATATTTCTTTTAGTAATAATAATTCTAATATTAATATTCAAACTCCTATTATTAATTCAAATTATTCAATTTTCTTACCACCCACATATGGAACCAGTAATATGACATTTGTTATTGATAAAATTGTCAATAACAGTAATTTATATATGAAATTTGCAAATCCTGTGTCAAATTTAATATCTACTAGTTTTATCAAAATAGGTGACGAAACTATACCTACACGTAATCAATGTAATTTAACTGTTCAAATTGCTGGTAAATGTTTAATTGGTAGTAATAGTAATGAAATTTATAATCTTAATAGTAATTATTTGAGTAATACATTAGTAGTAGTTGGTAAAATTTATACAACTAAAGATATATCAAGTGATTCAGATATATCATATAAATATAATATTAAATTAATAGAAGATCCAATTGGTAAAATAAATAAAATTAATGGTTATACATTCAATAGAAATGATACTGATGATAATAATCGTTATTCTGGATTAATTGCACAAGAAGTAATTAAAGTTATGCCCGAAGTGGTAATACCAAAACATGATGGAAAATATAGAATTATTTATACAAATCTTGCAGGTTTATTTGTGGAAGGAATTAAAAAAATAAATGATAAAACTGATTATATTAATTTTAAAGTTAATTGTTTAATAGGAGGTATTATTGGTTTTACTTCTCTTTATTTATATTCAAAAAAAAGATAATCATTTATCATTTACAATGACGCATGATATCACTTGATTCTAAATCAATTTGCTGATTTCTTATTATATGTAATGCCATCATAAGATTTTTATAATATTCTTTTTTAATTTTTATTATTTCATTGTCATCTGGTAATAATGAAATTAACTCAGCACTTAAATTAAACAACTTATTTTCAATCATTTTAATTTCATTTTTATAATCCATTTATAATTATAATTTTTATTTATATTTATATTTAGTAAAAATATGAGTGATATTTCTAAATATAGATCAACATCTATTGGTAGAGCATTAATTTCAAAATTAGAGAAGGTAAGAAGAAAAATAAATGAAGATAATGATATTTATGTTAGTAAAATTCATAAAGATATTTGTGATAATTTTAATAAATATAATGAATTATTAAGTTTGAGTAATAAAAAGGAAGAAATTATTAATTTTAAATATAAAGATGATAATGTTGATGATATTTATTCATTTTATGATGATTTTTCAAATAATAAAAAACCATCATTTTTTGAAAAAAATTATTCATATAAATCAGTTTATCTTACCAAAAACAAAAAATTCATAAATATAATAAATAAGAATATTGATCCAGATAATATTAAAGATTTTCTTAAAACACAATCTGATTATATTCAATCATTAACTTTAAGAGAATTATATAATTTAAAATGTTATACAATTGAAGAAACTTTACTTATATTAGAAATATGGATAAAAAATAGAAAAAATGGAAAAACTAATACAATAAAAACAATTGATCATTTACAAGAATTACCTATTTTTCCATTTTTTTATCAATTAAGAGATTATTTTAAAGATCATAAAGAAACTGATGATGATTTCTTAGATTATATTAAATATAATTATTCTAGTTTTTCTGTTGATATATTTGATATAGTTATTGATGCTTATATAAATGAAATTAATAATATAATTTTAAATGCTCCTAAAACCACAAATGAATTGTATGTATATAAAAATGATACTGATATGTATAAAAATGCAACTTCATCATCATCTTATCTTATGACAGATGAAATATTAACTACACATATTTTTCCAGAAACTTTAATTAAGAAATATAATCCAAAAAAAAGTGTTTTATATCAAATTAAAATTGATGTGAATCTTCCTGTTCTTTTTATTGATGGTATTGATATGAATAAAGGTAATAAAGAAAATAATATGAAGGTATTATTACCAATAAATTCTAAGATTTTTATAGATACATCATCGACTAAAATTAAATATTTTGATGATAAAAATATTTTATGCTATGATAGTTCAAGTAAAGATGTTAAACCTGTAAAAATAACAACTTTAATGTTTTTTAATGTTAATAAAACTAAAAACTCAAAAGAAAAACTTCTAACTTCTAAATTAAATTCTATCAGAAGAAAATTGGAAAATGATAAAGATAAATATGAAGATTTTTATTTAGATGAAGAACATAAATCAATGTGTAGTTATTATAACTTATATCAGGAATTAATTAAAAAAGTTAAGGTTCAACTTAAAATGGTTCCATTTACTATTGCCGCTGATAATATAAATGATAGAAATCAATTATCAATTTTATCAACCCTTAATGAAAATGATAAAATTACATTTACTGATAATGTTTTTGAATATCCAATTGAATATAATGAATATAATCATAAATTTATCAATAAAATTCAGAAATTTATAGATGTAGAAGAAATTCAAGCATTTTTAACTGAACAATCAAATTTCCTTAAATCATTATCGGTTAGAGAAATATTCAATTTGAAATATTATACACAGAATGCTTATAAAGTAATTATGAATTTTATCGAAGGAACTTTTGAAGTAAAACAATTAACACATGATATAATTTATAAAAATACTTTATTTCATTTTCAATTTTTAGATTATTTTAAGAAAAATCCGGTCTTTAATGATATAACTGTTGATACCTCAAATTTTAAAAATTTTCATAGCTTTATTCAATCTAATTATCTTAAATTTACTATGGATATTTATAATGAAATAATTCAAAAATTTATTGAAGAAATAAATGAGATTTTTAAGAAAGCACCTTGTATTAAAAAAGAATTATTTGTATATAGAGGAGTTCAAGATAATTATATTTCTGCTAAAGTTATTAAAAATAAAACAAGAGGTTATTTTACAACAGATCGTTTTACTTCCACATCACTATTTGCTAATAAAATAATGAGTTTTTTAGATGAGAAAAAAGGTGTTTTATATGAAATTAAACTTGAAAAAGGAGTTCCTGTAATTTTCTTAGAAGGAATCACATTTCATCCTTCAGAATACGAAGTTTTATTACCTATAGGTGCAAAATTATTTATAGATTATGCAAACAAAAAACAAAAATATTATATGAATATGAATTTAATTTGCGAAGACAAAGATCGTCATGATTCTAATAGCATTAATATTAATATGACAAGTCTTGTCTATTTTGAATAAACTCTTCCCATTTCTTTCTAATATCTTCATTTTTCATAATTTCTTTATTATTTTTATAATTCTGCTTTTGATGACTTAACCAATGACCCAATGATTTAATTTCTTTATTTTTATCTTCTGTAGAAGGTAATTTATTATTTTTTTTTATATATTCTATAACTTTATTTAAATTATCTTGCCAAATTTCTTCATTTGATTTGAAGAATTCTTCATATTCATTTATGAATTTTTCCCATTTATTTCTAATTTCTTTATTTATCATTATATGCTTATTTTCTTTATAATTTTTCTTTTGATTACTTAACCATTGACCTAATGATTTAATTTCCTTATTTTTATCTTCTGTAGAAGGTAATTTATTATTTTTTTTTATATATTCTATAACTTTATTTAAATTATCTTGCCAAATTTCTTCATTTGATTTGAAGAATTCTTCATATTCATTTATGAATTTTTCCCATTTATTTCTAATTTCTTTATTTATCATTATATGCTTATTATTTTTATAATTGGTCTTTTGATGACTTAACCATTGACCCATTAACTCTATTTCTTTATTTTTATCATGTGTAGAAGGTAATTTATTTTTTTTTTTTATATATTCTATAACTTTATTTAAATTATCTTCCCATATTTCTTCATTTGATTTAAAGAATTCTTCATATTCATTTATGAATTCTTCCCATTTATTTCTAATTTCTTCATTTTTCATTATTTCAGTGTTATTTTTATAATTCTTCTTTTGTCTACTTAACCAATGACCCAATGATTTAATTTCTTTATTTTTATCATGTTTAGAAGGTAATTTATTATTTTCTTTTATATAATCAATTACCATTTGAAGTTTTTCATCCCATGTATATAATTTAAATTCTTTTATTCCAATTATATAATCATTTATAATTTTATTATCAGTCTCTATTAGTTTAATAGTTGTTTTATTTTGATTGTTATGGAAATTTAAGATGTTTAGTTTTATTTTATCTTTGAAAAATGAATCGTATTCTTTAATTGATGATAATGTTTCTAATATTTCCTCATATTCATTGCACCAAATGAAAATATTAGCTATCTTATTTGGATTATTTTTATTTTTTCTTATTGCTCTGCTTATTCTTTGTATAGTTGTTATTTTATTTTTAGGTGGATAACTTATATAAATACTATCACAAGCAGGTATATCAATACATTCATTTAAAATTCTAATATTGAATAATAAATTGATTTTATTATTTTCTTCTGAAAAGTTTTTCAATGTTTGTTTTCTTTTAGATTCACTATCTTCACAACTTATTGAATCAATTTCAATATTCATTATATAAAAGTCATTTAGTGTTTTCATTGACTCAATCATATTATTCATATCATTTGTATCTTTACAATAAACAATAACTTTTCTTGAACCCTTGTTTGCTATACATGAATATAAGAATTTACATCTATTCTTAATTTTATTATTAATTTCATAAATTGATAGTTCTCTATCTAATTCTTCATTATCTTCATGTATTGATGGTAACCAAATTCTATAATCACAAATATATTCATTTGCAATTGCATCTGTAAAATTCATTTGATATACAATTTCACCAAATAATTCACAATTATTATCTTCATAATCACTAGATTCATCATATTCAATATCATAAATTCTAGGTGTTGCTGACATAAATAAGATTCTATGATTTGATTTTAGTAATTTATATATATAATTGTTATCATCACTAATATTTGCTTTTGATAAATTATGAAATTCATCAATTATAAATAATGGATTTTTGAATAAATTTAAACATTCGGATATTAAATCCATTGAATTATAAGTGCATGAAATTAGAAACTTATTATTAGTCTTAATAAAATTTTCAATATAAATAATTTCTCTTATTCCATCGCTATCAATCAATAAACTTTTTGATTCATCATAACCATATTCAATAAATCTTTGCAAATTTTGATTCGCAAATTCTCTTAACGGTGATATAATTATTATTTGATTATAATCATTTGATATTAAATAACTAGTATAAGTCTTTCCTGTTCCACATGGAAGTGATAACATTCCTCGATTATTATTAGTATAATTATTTTTGAAACTATTATATGCTTCTAATTGATATTCAAATGGTGATATTATTTTATTTTCATTTTGATTCTCATTAGTATCATGATTATCATCAAATGGTAATTTAATAAAATTAATTTTATTACTATTTTGATTAATATCTAATAATTGTGATAGATCATTTGTACAATCAATATTGGATACAAATGAACTTATTTTTGATGTATAATTGATTGGATTAGATAATTTATTGGTATAATAAATATATGTTTTTATATTATTATTTGCAAATGCAGTTCTCATCATAATACCTGCAATATCATTAACAGTCAATCCATTTGAATAACCATTTTTACATTGAATAATTGAACATTTATTATCGTTTTCTGTTTCAATTTGAATGATATCAATTCCAATATCTCTATAATTATGAAGATGTCCTTCTTTTAGTTTAATATCTTTTCTCATTAATCTTAAATCATTATGTGAATGAATAAGATTATTTGAAATTAATATATCTTCAGGACATTCATGCCATAAATAAGCATTCTTATTCAAATAATTAATTATAAGATTTTTAATGAATTTTTCATAATTCAAACCTTTTATTTGATTATTCATAATAACATTTAATTAATTAATTATTTGTAATCAATTTTTAAATTAAAAAATGATTTTTTATTTTTGTATTTTTTCTATTATTTAATGAAATTGTCGAAATGTTTTAATAATGCTAAGATTTATCTTATCAAATTTTTAAATAATGATAATCATATTTATATTGGAAGTACTGTTAGGAGTTTGAAAACAAGATTTGCTGGTCATAAATATTGTAAAAATCAAACATCTATTTCGAAATATGTAAATGATAATTATAATAATAATTGGAATGTTTGTAATATTGAGTTATATATGAATTATCCATGTAAAAGTAATCGCGAATTAATTAAAAAAGAATATCAGATTATTAATAAATTTGCAAGAAACAAAAAATTCAAAGTTTTGAATATTAATGGTAATAAAAATAAAAAATGATTTCAATAGTTTTTTTTAAATTTCACTGACCTTTATATTTAAATAATGGGAGTTGCTCATGAAATCCAGGCAATGGTTATTTCCGATATCATTTCAAATTTAACAGCAACTGAAAGTTGTGATATTAGACCGGACTTAACCTTCAAACGTAAGTTTAATGAAAATGATTTTTATGAGATTGCAACAGCAATTATTGATGAATATTTTCCATCAATGACTATTGTTGAAATTCATCATGGAGATTATATGATCCTTGGTTTTGATTCATTTATGTATTTGATTCGTTTTAGTGAAGACCTTGTTTATAATCATTTTCATCGCTTCATTATTTCAAAATATTTTGAAATCGTTAGTGTTTAATTATTTGATAGATATATAACAAAAAATGATTTTTATTTTTCAATTTTTTGTTATTATTAATGACCAGTAGATTATCAAAGAAAGATATGATTAATGATATTAACATCTTTTTTCTAAAGCAAGGGAAAGTTTGCGAGGGTAATATCTATAAGGTCTCTAAAGCAAAGTTGCTTGAAATCATTATAGATAATGATATTCCACATATCACCAATGATAATCTTAAAGAGGAGATTGAAGAAACTGAAAAATTCAATTATTATCTTGAAATTATATACCATAATTATATGAAATATAAAAATATATCCATAGATATCATGAAAGATATTCATTTAAAAAATTCTGAATATAAATCAAAAGATCTTGAAGCAATTATAACTAAATATGATCTTAAATATGAAAATGATATTAATGAATTGAAAGAACTTGTATATGGAATGAATGATCTTATTAAAAATTATAACAATTCTTCTAAATCTTTCACAGTTAAAAAACTAACTATTCCTGATATCATTGAGGAATTAACTAAGATTGCAAATAATTGCCAATAATTATAATTTATTATAATAGAATTATTATAATAAATGTTAAAATTACATCTTCATTTTATTTTCATGATTTTGATTTTTGTTATTTCTATAATTAATGCTCTTTATATAATTGGTTTAGAAGAAGCAAATGTCTTTATTAGAATCATGTCTGTTTTTGTCATTTTCTTAATGATATTTATTGCTGGTTTTGGTAAAAATACATTCCTTCCCTTTTTAGGTGATTGTGCTTTTCCTGTTGGATTAATTCCCAATGAAATGTATCCTTCTAAAACCAATTTTGAAATTGAATTAGATTTTGATTATCCCGATGGTTCCAAAGTTATTTATTGGAGTGCTTATCCTAAGGAAAATGATAAAAACTTTATTCATGAAAATCCTTATGATGCATATGGTGATTATAAAAATAGTGGTATAGCAATCATTAACAATAATAAAGCAAAATTACATATCTATTGTCCTAATAAATATAAGGTTCCTACAGGTATGGTTATAGATAAACATATTCATTATCGTGTTGCTCTCGCTAATAATCCCATTTTATCAGAAGTTAAAACCGTTTTTATTAAATGTTAAATTTTTATTTTTTTATTTAAAAATAATCATTGATTAATATTAATATTAGCGTTAATAATAATGGTTCAATTATTGTCATTTGATATTGGTATCAAAAATATGGCATATTGTTTTGTTAAAGTTTGTGATAATGATAATGGTAAAAAAGAAATTGTTTTTAAAAATTTAAATAAAACTGATTTAAATTTGTCAAAAAAAGCGAATATTCAAAATATTATTGATAATACAATTGAATTCCTAGATAATCTTATAAATCATGAATTATCTATTGATATTGATGATAAATTAATAGTTCTTATTGAATGTCAAATGACATCTGTAATGCGAACTATTCAAACAACTATTAATACCTATTTTAAGATGTTAAATCGTTATGAATCTTATCAAATAGAGACTAATTATGTATCACCCAAACATAAATTAAATATTATAAATAAATATCAAGATAAAGTTGCATCAAATTCATATAAACAAAATAAAATTGATGCAATTTATTTTTGTCAATATTTATTAGAAAATACTTATAAAGATATAGATATAAATAGTCATGCTAATAATGAAAAAAAATTTGTTGACATCTATAATGGTTTAAAGAAAAAAGATGATATTAGTGATGCTTTCTTAATGGTCATTTATTATTATGAAATGATTATTTTATCTTAATTATAAATAGATATTAAATAGTCATGTCAACAGCACCTGCTCAAACACCATTAGTTACTCCAAGTCCTCCTGCAAATACCTCATCCAATACTCAGTATTCCGCAATTCCTTTATATGGAACTACACCTACTGGAACTACTACAAATAATAGTGGTTCATTTTTTTCATGGATATGGTTCATATTTTTATTTATATATTTATTTATTTGGTTTTCATCAGGTGTTGCAGCATTTGTTGCTTCATTCATTTGTTTGGGATATCAGGGGTCTACGTCAGATAAAATAATTGGAATAATGATAGCACTTTTATTTGGTCCATTATATTGGTTATATTTCAGTTTAAATAAAAATTATTGCTATAGTAATGTCGCTGTTAATCATCAACAACAAATGAGTGACTTCTAATTTTTTTAAAGTGATTTTCTTATTATTCTGATATTATTTTCGTTAAAATCAGTTATATTATTACTGATTATTGCTTTGGTTAATCGTAACCAAAAATCATCATTCTTATAATTGCGATTGTCCTTTGCTATTTCATAACATTTATCATATAACCATTTATAATGATCTATTTTATTTTTCATTGTTAATAATGAATATGATTCATTTAATCGTTTACTTTCGATAAGAGATGATAAATAATTAATAACTATTTTATTTTTAATTTTATTTAAGGGAATATAATCCCAATAATTACAAAATAATTTATAATTATAACAGTCACATATAATTTGTCTATCACTATTATCTAAATAAACCTCTTTGTCATCTATTATTATGAAGTTTGGATTTTTTACCTTTATTCTTTTTTTGATGGCATCTATTGACTTACGATATTCTATTTTTTTAGGTGTTTGAATAATTGAACATTCTTGACGAGTAAATATCGGTCTATCAAATTTAAAACCTATATTTTTCTCTATTATTTCAATTTCTTTAACTCCCCACTTCTTTTCTGATGCAGTATATATATAAAAATGAGAATCTGGAAAATTTTTAGTTATGGTTTGTAGGAAATATGTAAAATAAGGTCTTATTAATTTTGATTTTTCCGTATAAGATTCCTCCAATAATTCATTAATTTTTATTTTTATTCCTAATTTAGCTAAAATCATGTAAATCTTATATAATTCACATTGATATATACAATCACCTATTATAGTACCATCAAGATCTATTATAAATACAAGAGGCATTTTTAATTGTATTAATTTTAATATCTATTATTCTAAAAAATGATTTTTATTTATTCTATTATAATCGTCAATTCAAATGACTGGTATTACTTGCAATTATGCTGCTATCTGTGTCGATCCGGACTGTAAGTTCGAGCATCCGATTTCTATCAAGGATCGTAAGGTAGTTAGGCGTCTTTATGATGGTATTGGTCGTATTGATAAGTCTGAAGTAGACTCGCATAAGCGTCGCGCAAATTGCAAGTTTGGGCAGATTTGTTTCAATTCCTCATGTGGTTATCGTCATCGTCTCTGTTTCGCTGATCGCATGAAGTTGGTTGATGGATTCAATGACATGAAGTTGGATATGACTAAGAATGCTAAGGTTCCTGTCAAATCGACGCCAAGGGTATTCGTAATTGATGCTCGTAATTCATTTGATTGTCTTGATGATGTTTCGGCATCACCTGATGTTAGCGGTGCGAAGTTTTCTTCATGGGGAGATTTGTGCGAGGATGAAATGATATTCGATGACTTTCCTGCTCTCACTGGGGTTGCAAAGTAATTGCTGGTTTTCAAAAAGTGCTGATTTTTTTGGCATTTGTTTTTTCATTTATTATTATAGTGATTATATCTATGAGTGATAGTGATGCTATAGTTATACCATCTTATTCAAATGATACTGATAAAACTGATGATATTTTCAACATTATTTTTAAAAATAATACTCATGATTGTTCAAAAATATTGAATTCATATATTTATAAATGTAAGAATGATAAAAATAAGTTAGTTTTTTTTAAAGAATATATTGAACATCAATTATTAGTTATTATTAAATTATTTAATTTGAATGATGATTTTTTTAAATTTAAAAAATTTATTACTTTTTTGGTTATTTTATTTATATTAAAAAGCAATGATAATGATATTGATATTGATACGAATTTATTAACAGAATTAAATAAACTTTTAGAAAACCCAAATAATACTATTGAGAATTATTTTGATGATCATCTGAACGATAGTGAAAATTTTAAATATTTTTTTAAGTCTTTAAAATCCTCAAAAACTGATGAGAATTATAAAAACACATATGATATAGTTATTAATAACCGTAATAATAATTGTATTTCTAATTTATACAACGAGTTAATATTTAAAATTAATAATATTGAAATACAAGAAAATAGCAACTTTAATTATACTGATTTAAATGATGATGATGATAAAATAAAAATTGAAAAAATAAATATTTGTATACATAATAATTTTAATTTAAAAAAAACAAACAAACATATAGGTATAAATCAATATGAATCATACATATCTTCATATTCATATTTATATTTAGATAACAAAGAAACCCCTTATTTAGTTCAAGTTTCTGATAATAATATAATAACTTTATATTTGCCAATTAAAGTGAATGATACGCAACTTATTTTAAATATTCATACTAAAGAAGTTAGTAATATTACTAATTTTATTCATAATTTTATTAGTGGTAATAATAGACCAATTGAAGCAAAATTTAAAACATGGGATACTGAAAATTACTTACTTGAAAAAATATATTTACCTTTTGAATATAATTTAAATCAAAAAGATATTATAAAAGAAACTTTTTTAATTAAAAATGAAAAAGATAAATATGATCCATATATATTTAAAATATCAAATGATAATGTTAATGAAAATTATGAATATTTTTTGAAAGTTTTTTATATTGTTAATAATGATAATAAACAAATAAAAACACATAATTTATTTATTTCTTATAATTATTCAAAATTAGTTGTATATAATTCAAAAACGGAAAAGATTTTTGTATTTATTTTAGAAGCTGAATTAATTAATACAAAACCTTTATTATATCATCATCGAAATGAAATATATAATGTTGAAAAAATAATAAATTTTTGTAATAACAATAATAACACTGAAACTAAAGATAATATATATAATATAAATGAGATAGTCTATTATTATGATGATACAACAAAAATATCAGAAACTACATATAAAGATCCATATTTTAAAGATAATAGTGATATATTGAAATATATAAATAATATAACAGAAGTTTCTAAATTTATTGATGATCAAAATAATGATTTTATATTGAAAATTCATGATGATTATAAAAAAAATCCATTAATAACCTTAACAGAAAAAGAAAAAAATAAAAAACAGTTTTATTTTCATTATTTTAATTCATCAAATCCTGAAAAAATTATTATTAATAATATGCAATTTATAAAAATAGATTTTTTATATGAAAAAATTAATAATGATGATAAGTTAATAAAAAGATATAAATTATATAATTTATATTATTGTAATGATAAAAAGATTTATTTAGTATTTGTTATTTTTAATAAAGAATATGTTGGTAAATTTTTCACAGAAATTTATTTGAATGATAATTATTATTACATAGATTTGAATAATAAATATATATATAATTTAAATGATTTTTGCAGAAAATTTATTATTGAATATAATAATCAAAATAAGAGTAATGATCCTTCTGATAAAAAATATTTTATTTATCATAAAGATAAATTAAATAATTCTGAAAAAAAAATTAATGATAATATAATTGATGTTGAAAAAACTTCAATATATATAATTAATATAAGTGATGGAATAAATATTAAAATTTTTTATAATATTAAAATAAATAATGAACCATCAAATTTGTTTATATCAAATGATTATATATTTCTTTTGATAATATCTAATAATATAGAATATGTATTTGTATATAAAACCCATAATGATGATGAAATAACATATACTTCATTAAATACTAATTTTAACACTGAAGTTATTGTAAAAAAAAATGAAATTAATTATGGTGAAATAAATCCTTTAAAATTAGATACGAAAAAAAATTCTAATTTAGTGCCAAAAAAAAATTTTGATATTAATAAAAAACATAATTATTCAATAATTAAAAATTCTTTAATTTCCAATGAAAAAATTAAAAATCAATTTCCTGATATAACATTAAATGAAGAAAAACATTTTTTTACATTTGATGGTTATAAAGATATTATTTTTTATAAAATTGAAAAGTTGAATGGAAAAGAATGTAATAATATATATATATCATATGATACAAACATAGTATATGTTTATTTTTTTGGCACAGATCTTACAAAAGAAATAATTTATATTTACACACAACAAAGTAATTATGAGAATAAAGATAACTATATTATGCAAAATTATTTTGATAAATGTTATTATGATTATAATATTTTTTTCGATAAGAAAACTTTAGAAGAAATAATTATTTCTTATGGAAAAATATATGATAATTTAACTGATGAAGACATATATAATAAAATAGAAAATTATGTAAATAATATAAAATTATTATTATATGTAGATTTAAAAAATGATTTTTATATTAATTATTTAAAAAATCAAATTTTTGTTCATGATTCAATTGATAAATATATAGATATTAAGTATAATCAAAAAAATACTTATATTATTTATAATCATTATGAAAATATATTTATTCATTTTTATAAAATTGATAAAATTTTCATTTATAGTAAAGAAATAGAAAATAAATATATAATAGATAATATTTATATATCATTAAATGCAAAAATTATATATATATTTAATAAAAATAAAAATATTTATAAAATATTTTATCGTTCTCAAAATAATTCGCTAGAATATTATTATTATGATCTTGAAAATGATTCAAAAAAAATTTTTTTAAATTTTGAACAAATTATTTTAAATTTTTATAAGACCAACATAGATACAGAAAATCTTTTTTATATAAATCCTTTAAATAGTAATGAATATAGAGAAAATTTTAAAAATTTGTTTGTGTTTACTCAAAACAATTTTACAGTTATTAAAAGAGAAAATAATAAGTTTTTTAAAATTAAAATTAATGATATAGATCTAGAATTTTTTAAAATTACTAAAATTAAATATTTAAATATTAGTCATTATTATAATAATATATATATAGAAAAAAATAGAAAATATATATTAATATTAATATTTCATAATGGTAAACCAACAATAAGATGTTTTGAAAAAGATGATAATAATAAAGATGAATATATATATATATTAACTAATATTACCAATATTGAAGGTGAAGATTATATAAAGAATATAGATACTACTTATTCAGACAATTATAATTTTGATAAAATTATAGATAGTTATTTATTAAATAATAGACGTTATCATTTTGATATAAATGATGTAACATCAATTAAATTTAATATAATTCCTCATCATTTAGTAGGACAGGCAGGAGGAAATAATGATGATCAAGATAATGTTTTATATGCAATTATAATAATATTAATTAATAGAATATTATTATTAAATAAAGATGAAAAATTAAAGTTAAGTGATGAAATTTCAAATTTCAAATTTTAAATATTTTTGTTTTATTTTTTTATATTAGATTAATTTTAAAGCGATATATGACAGATACAGAGCAAACAAAACCAGATTTAATGATATCTAATATTTTAAAAACACATACATATATATATGAAGGTTTTAATTATTATAATGATGTTGATGATATTGAATATGATAGTGATTATTTGAAAAAAGAAGTAAAATTAATTTATATTAATTTAAATATTTTAAACAGTTTTATTTTAAATAGAGAATTATCAGTTGGTGATTTAAAAAAATATGAAACATATATGATTTATTTAAGTTATATTTATTTATTATTAGAAAATAAATTAAAAAATAAAGATATATCTTCTTATTTAGAATTTATTAAAAAAAAATATGCAAATTTAGATTACAATTTAAATGATAATGAATTAAACGCAATAGTAAATAAACAAAAAGAAGAAGAAGAAGCAAGAAAAGCAAAAGAAGAAGCAACAATAAAAGCAAAAGAAGAAGAAAAAAAAGCAAAAGAAGAAAAAAAAAAAGCAAAAGAAGAAGAAGAAGCAAGAAAAGCAAAAGAAGAAGAAGAAAGAATAGAAAAAGAAGTAGCACCAAAATCAGTAATACTACCATTACCATTACCATTACCAGCACCAGCACCAGCACCAGAAGCACCAGAACTGGTAATACCAGTAATACCAGCACCAGGAGCACCAGAACCGGTAATACCAGTAATATCAAAATTGAGAGATTTTGTAGAAAAAATAAAAATTACTGAAACTGATTCTAGTTGTGTTACTGAAATAACTTCAATTATATCAGAAATTAATCAAATAGGTAAATTATCAGAAGAGCAAAAAAGAACTATTTATGAATTATTTAAAAGTTTTTATTCAAATATTTTTTGTGAATATTTATTGAAATTCAAAGATTTCATTAATTCTAAAATTATTAATACTCTTAATATAATAACTAAAGACGAAATAAATAAATATACAAATGAATTTTGTTTAAATGATAAATTAAATGATGAAATAAAAACATTAAACATTCCTGATTTTGAAAAAAATTTTATTATATTCAAATTTTTAACAGACATATTAAATAGTTTAAAAAAAATAATTGACCGTACTTTTGAGGTAAAAGATAAAATAAAAGATAAAATAAAAGATAAAATAAAAGATTTATTTAATGATTTATCATTAAAAATTGCATATTGTCATAATATCAATTATGATTATATAGCTGATGTAAGACCAGCAATTGGAAATTTATATACGAATATTATTAAATTAGAAGCAGATATTGAAAAAGCAGAAAATATAAGAATTGATTTAGAAAATATATTAAACTTTAATAATGGAATTAACCCTATAAACGAAACAACTATTGATTCAATTAAAGAAAAAATTAATTTAGTTGTAAATGCATTAAATGGTCAATTATATGATAACATTTTACATTTAGCAAAAGAATCACATTTAAGTATATGTGATATAATTCAAGAACATTTAAATGAATTATATATGAATATTTTAAAAATATATATTAAATTACTTCCAGAAATATTTAAAAAATTTTATAGTGATGATGATATAACAACCACAGAAATATTTTTAGAACATCATTTACATGTATTTATTAATAAAATAAAATATTGTCTTGATAAAATTTCAAAAAAGCAAAATAATGGTAGATTTTTTTCATCAACATGTTTTGATGAAAAAAAAATAAAAAAAGAATATATACAATCTTTTGAAAATATTTCAAAAATTGTTAAACTAATATATGGAATATTATCGACAATTAAAACTAAAAAAAATATAAAAATAACAGATGATTTATTTAAAAATATAACAATTCCTTTTTTAACAATACTCAAAGAGTATGAAAATTATGATTTTAGTGCAGTAATTGATTTGAGTCAAGAAAAAAGGCGATTGGAAGAAATAATAATAAAACTTGATTTTATTCCAACATTAGAACAACAATTTAGTGTAAAAACAATTTATAAAAATTCTGATTCGAATCAAAATGGTATAGTATTTTATTATAATAACGAACCTATCTTTTGTCATTCATTATCAAATGAAGAACAATATTCATGTTTTTTAAATTGTCCGCATTTTAATGAAGAAGTAAACAATAAATTTGATGTAAGAAAATTTACAATAAATGAATTAGAACAGTTTCTAGGTATTAATGAAAATCAGTCACCGGCACCAGCACACCCAGAATATACAGATGTTGAATATTATATCTCAGATAGAAATAGATTAAATATAGATGGTGTGAATTTTTTCAAAATAACAAGTGATCATAGAGAAATTAAGATTTTATTAAAAAAAGAAAATAATGAGTTTGAAGAAGTTATATTTACTTGCAATTTACAAGATTGCACAAATAATGCTAATCCACCAAATTATACTAATCAAAAATATACAACAAACGAGGAATTTTTTAAAAACTTATTAAAAATAAATAATATTGATATACATAAATTATTTTCATATCAAGAACTTGTTTATTTAAGTTACAATTATAATAATTTTCAAATGTTTAATTATGATCAGTTTCTTCAAAATAGTACTGGATTAACTAGTTATTCACCTCCTACTACTACTACTGGTAGTCATACTACTCATTATCCTTATACTGCTACTTATGGTAGTCCTCCTTCTTATCCTGTTGTTACTGGTAGTCATACTACTACTTATCCTGCTTATTATTCTGCTCTTCCTTCCGCTACTACTACTTATTCTCCTTATTATCAACAAACTTTTTTTAGATCTGGTGGTCAAAACAATGATGATAATAATAAAGATCAAGAAACTTATATAAATAAAATTATTATTAAAATTTTTAATAAACTCATGATATCATCAGAAAATGAAATGATGATTTTTTTTAAAGAATTTGAAAAAATTTAAGAAATTTTATTTATAATTAAATAATAAGTTATAATTTATGAATACTCCTTATTCTGATGACGCTTTATATAGATTGATTAATGATGATACCTTAAAAATGTTAAATTCAGATGAATTTAAAAAAGATTTAATTGAAAAATGCTTTAATTCAGACATAGCATCTGATATTGATAAATATGATAATTTTACAAATACTTACTATTATATTTTATTAATGCATTTAAATATATTTATAAATGATGATAATGAAAATATAGAAGATTTTATAAATTACATTTGCATTTATTTATTATTACAGGCATTTTTTTCATCTGAAAAAATATTAAAAAGCGAAGAAAAAACCAATATTGTTACAGAACTTTATAAAAATATTATAATAATGTTAAAAATAGCATGTGATGGTTATGAAAATGAAAATAATAATCATAGTAAAATTCATATGAAAAAAATAAGTGAATATTTATTTGAATTGAATAATAATAATAAAATTAATGATGAGAGTATCAAATTATTAAATAATGATAATATTAATAATGTAAACTTAAAAACAATTAAAGAAATAAAATTAGAGTCATTACAAATAAACGGTGGTGCTGCTCCTGGTGCTGCTGATGGTGATGGTGTTGCTCCTGCTGATAATGATGCTGCTCATGGTGATGGTGCTGCTCCTGATGATGGTACTGCTCCTGTTGTTGCTCAAGGTAATACTGAAGATAATACTGAAGATAATAAAAAAAATGTAATTTTACTTAATGCATTTAAAATTAAAATGATAAATGAAATAATGTTTTTTAGTGAATATAACTTAAAATTATTTAAAAATGAATATAAATCATTTCTAAAAAAAAAATAAATCTTAATGAATGTTAATCAATGTCAATTAATAGATTCTTGCATTTCAATTCTTTTTGTTATAGGTACTGATTTAAGAAGTATTTCTTTTGTTTCATTATATGATAAACTATTTTTTTTGATATAGTCTTTTATTGGTTCATATGATTTTTGAATATTATCAAAAACTATTTTAATGTCTTTATGAACAGGTTTTTGATATTTATCATAGATGAATAATAAGAAGTTTTTAAAATTTGGAAATTTACGACGTTGCAAATAATATTTCAAATAAAGAGAGTAAAATGACTGTTGATATTTAACATTAATTTTATTGATAAATTCTGCTTTTTCTTTCCAATTACTATCATAAATCGGTCTCATTGTTTTAGGTGAAATTTCTAAATAAGTATTTTCCTTAATATCATAATCAACTAATTCAAAAGGATAATTTATTGGTTTTCTCGGACAAACTTTGGTATTAAATAAATTGAGAATTTCTTCTCTAGATTTATCCCAGAAGTAATTTGGAAATTTATTTAATTTTTCTTTTGATTCTTCATCACTTATTTTCAGATTTATAGGAATTCCTTCTTCAATAGTTTTATAAAATAATCCTAAAATTTTATTACGAATTTGACTTTGATTTTCATTATTACTAGCATTTTTTCTTAAATAATTAACTATTTTTCTGTCATTTAATGAATCATTAGAATTAATTATAGTTTCATTAGTCATTATTTTTAATTATTTTAATTATTTATATAATCTTTATATTCAATTCATATTTGTTTGTTTTTTATCTAAAAATAATTAAAAATGATTTATCTATTTTTTATAGAGATTATCCATCTGAGATGAGTTTTCCACTCTATCACAATAATGGTAATTATTATCTCTTGGTTGACAAGGGTTGTTCTTATAGTTATGTTGTAGAGTTTCAAAATTTTACTTCGAAGTTGATTAATAACGATGATTTGAATTCTTATGCAGAAATTGAATTGACGCGCGATAATCTTCAAGTTGTTCTGACTTCAGTTAATAAAATTGCAAATGCTTGTTTGGATGATTTTGACAAATTTCAGTATAATCATTGTATTGAATATCATGGATCAACATTTTATGTAAATTCTTGGCGTGATGTGATGAATATAATCAAGTCTCGCTAGTTAGTCTCTTTAAATCATATATGACACATACTTCTTTTGTGTTATAGGTGTATAATTTTAATGGGTTATATTTCTTTAGGGGTAAATAGTCACAACTTAGACATCTAAATGCACCAATTGGTATTTCAGGATCGTCTTTTTGTTGATAACAACAATTGCAAATTAAAATAAATTTAAATTTTTTGGATTCAACCAAATAATCCAAAAATTCATAAATATTTGCTAGTGACCAATGTTGAATAACATCTTTTAATATACATAAATCTGCACCAACAATTTCATCTTTTTTGTTATTGAAATCTAAATGAATAAATTCAAATTTTGATTTTGGATATTGTGTTGAATTAAAATCTATGACTTTTTTATATACATCATATCCCTTATAAGTAATATCTAAATCACTATAAATATAGGGACCGCATATAAAATCACCACAACCAAGATCAACAACTGTTTTAATATCATTATCATTTATAAATTTTTTCAAAAAAATTACATATGAATCTTTATTATAATTTATACTACTTCCTTCACCACTACTACCTTTATAAGAATTATTATAATTATTACCCCAAATCTTATTTTCATAAATATAAGTAAATGTTTCTTCCATTTTTAATAAAGAAAAATAAGAATAAATGCTTATATCATTATAAGATAATATTTAAGGATTATTTATATTATTTCACTTATGAAATTTAAATTATTTATTTTATTTATTTCATTTATAATACAATCTCAATCATATTCAATGATTCCTTTTACAAGAAAAGAAGCATTGTCTTTAATTTCAATTTCACCTCTCACATTGACTAATTATAATTCAAATGATAATAATCATAAAAAACCAGTTGTTGTTATTGGTGGTTGTGGATATACTGGAAGTGATTGTGTTAGAACACTTATAAATGATCATAAAATTCAAACTAGAGTTGTTTCTAGAAATCCTTTTCAATTAGAAAATATAACCAATCCCAATTTGATAGATTATAAATATGGTGATGTTACTATTCCTAGTTCTCTTCCAAATGTAATTAAAGATGCTAGGGCAATTATTTTCAGTGTAAATGCAAGAAAACGGGTAAAAAAAGATAGTGATGTTAGTCAAAGTTATATGGATGTTAATTATATGGGATTAATTAATGTTGCTAAATTATGTATTGAACATAAAATCCCAAGATTAGTTGTCATTTCTGCTTTTTGCAGTGATTGCACAACCAATTCAGGTGTTAAATTTGATAAAGCATGTGGGTTGAAATGTGAGAATTGTGTTAGTAAAAGTGATGGTGAAAATGCATTGCGAGAATTATATGCATCTGAGAAACCAGAAAAATCTTCTTATACTATTATCAAACCTGGATTTTTGACTATTGGCGAAAAAAGAGGTGTGAATACACTTGAAATTAATCAAGATTATACTAAATCAGGTATGATTTCTAGATTAGATTTAGCAGATATTTGTGTAAATTCAATTGATAATAAAAATACTGAAATGACATCATTTACTTGTTATTATAAAGACACAATACAACCTATTGATGTTAAGAAAAGTTTGGAAATATGCACAGGTAATAATAAAACAATTGAAGAGTGTTTTTTTGGTTCTTATTTTAAAAATAAAAAACCTAAAAATTTAGATGATGCAATGAAAGCACCCATTTTAGATACATTATTTGCAACTGGTAATGAATATTCGGGTAAATCTTATCCTGAGTTATTCAAAAAACTAAAAAAAGATAATTATAAAAATTTTAATTTATTTGACATTAATTTCGGTATGAGTTAATTTTGATATAAAGATTTTTCATTATTTTTATTTATGTTACGAATTTCATTCACATCATTATTATTATTATCATCATTATTATCATCATTATTATCATCATTATCATATTCTTTTCAAATAGGTAGAGATAAATTTATAAGAAATAATTTAATTCATTTTACATTAAATAAACATGATTTTTTAACACCTCTTACTTATAACAATAACAATAATTATTATAATTATAATAATAATTATAATAATCATTCTGCACTTATAATTAGTTGTAATAATATTGGAAAACAGATAGCAAAAGATTTTAAAAATTTAAATTTAAAAACTACGATAGCAACAACAAAACCAAGAAAAATCGATGAATATGCAAAATTGGCAAATGAGGTTATTTTAATTCCACAAATGGAAGTTAGTAATGATGAAATTATGTGTGATACAGTTGATAAAAATGATATTATTATTTTAGCAGATACAATCTCTATTTTTAGTGCTCATACTTTTTTTAGAACTTGTAAAAGGATTCAAAATGCTGTCAAAAGTTCTAATAAAAATAAGACTATTATTCTTATCAGTAGTGTAAATGTATATGCAATTCGAATTAATGGTGAAGTTGTTAATGAATTAAGTGATATTAAGAATAATTTTGATGATATAAATAATAAAGATTGGCAAATTAATCATATTGGAATTTCTACATTAATGAGGACAGGTGAAAAATATTTACTTGAATTGATGAATAATAATGATAATAATGATAATAATGATAATAATGATAATAATAAAATAAGAACTGTTGTATTAAGAACAAGTAGTATTATTGATAATGATATTATTGCAAAAATCAAAAAACAAGATTTTTCAGTAAAAAAATATAATAATGAAATTGCAAATAGTTATATGAGTGTTAGTCTCACTGATGAAATTAGTAATTGTGTTAAATGGATCATAAATAATAATGAAATAGAAGGAGTTTTTAATTTAGTTAGTGAATCATTTAAACGCAAATATTTTTATGATAAGTTATTTGATATCATACATAAAAAAAAGATTGATTGGAATAATGAAAATAAAATTAATAAGGATTATTATTTTTCAATGGATGAAAATCCATTATTACCTAATTCGCAAAGATTTAATATGAAAGTAGATTGTGATAAAATAGTTAAATCTGGTTATAAATTTAAATATAAAAATAAATATCAGTTATTTGATGCTATTAAAAATTATCAATTATAATTTTATGTTAACAGATGATATTATTTTTCCTATTGGTTTTTTTGAAAATAACAAACCATTATCTAAGAAAAATTTGAAAAATAAGTCTTCAGGCATTTTTCTCATTTGTAACATAAACACATCATTTTTACTTCTATATCCTCCAAATAATTTCCATAATAATTCTTGAAATTTCTTTATTTTTGGTGGAACTATTACATTTTGATGTAAATATCCCCATTCATATTTACCATACCATTCATGAGATTTATATGTATCAGTTTTTTTTTCAGAATTATTTTTTCTTGTTACTAAATTAACCATCATAAAGTCGTATATATATGACCCTTTAGTTTCTAATTTTGATATCTTTCCATAATCCCATGAAGTCCATAAAAAACCAAGATTTTCAATATAATAATCAATACCATTTATATTATAATGAAAACAACCTCCTTTACTTATTTTATGATATAAAAAATTGCCACTATGTGCATCATTATGACGTATACCTTGACTATGAAGAATTAATAGTGATATAAATATTTGTTCATAAACATTACACCAAATACGTTCATTTAAATAAAAAGGATATTTTTTATTTAAAAAATAATTTAAATCACCTGATGCTAATTCATTTAAAATTATGGTATAACCTTTATCAATTATATTTTTATTAACATTTTCAAATATTTTTAATTCAGAATCATTTGGACAATATACAACTTTATATAATATTGGTAAATTTGGAATTTTATTTTTAATTCCATAGTTTGATAAATTTTGCAATGATTTTACTTCTCTATTTAAAGCATTTGTATTTAATTGTATTTTTGCAGTAAATAATGGTATTTTTTTTATTTTTGGATTTATATTTTTACATTTGTAAATCACGCCAAATTTACTTTTACTTCCTATTTGTTTTCCAAATAATATTGATTCTCCTAATAAATAACTATTATCTTTATTTGGATTTATTGATAAACATGTATTATCACTATTTAACTTTATTTTATTTAAATAATCATATATTCTTTTTGCTTTATTTACTCTTTCATTATTTTTATAATAATTTACTGGTTCTAATGATGCAGACAATGACAATGACATATTATTTTAAGTATTTCTATTATTTTATATTATTAATATTTATAATTATCAATTAATGTTTTTAAAGTTATTGTTTTAATATTTTCATTTAAAATTTGATAAGAATCAAATACGATACCATCTTTATAATATATAAAAATTGGTATAGCAAATTTTATTTTTTTATCATCGTCAATTTTTTTATTTAAAGTTTTTATTGATTTTACCAATTCTTTTAAAATCTCTTTATCATCGTCAATTTTTTTATTTAAAGTTTTTATTGATTTTACCAATTCTTTTAAAATCTCTTTATCATCATCATCAATTTTTTTTGATGTTAAAGTGAATTTATATTCATTATAACGATCATTAAAAATATTTTTAATTTGTTCCCATATTTTTTTTTCAAACAAATGATTTATTAAAAGATTAATTAATTGATTAACATCTGCATTTAAATTTATTTTAAATTTCAATAAATTCAATATTAATTTTACGAAAAGATCTTTATCATATACATCTAATACTTGAGATTTTGATTTTTCAGATGATTTTAAAGATTGTAATACATGAAATATTTGTCTTTCAATATTCTCTTTTGCTGCTTTTGCTTCTAAAGCAATATTTAAAGATGAAATTGATTTCATAATTTCAAAACTAATATTTTTTTTAATATAATCATCTCTTAATATTTCACTTTTCAATTTTTCAATTTGATCATTTATCAATGCTTTCATTTTTATATTTATTGTATCTGGTGTAATTTTTTCTTTTAAATAATTATCAAATCTTTCTTTATTTGATTTATATTGTTCATATTTTTTTTTATATTTATCTAATATTTCTTGTTTTTTAATAAAAAAATCTTCAAATAAAATATTTATTTCATTGTCACTTTGTAAATATAAGGTATTCAATTCTTCTTTAATTTCATTAGTTAATGATTTAATTAATGATTTAATTAAATCATTATTATAATTAATATCATTCAATCGATAATATAATAATCTATAATGTTCTTTATAATTTATTTTAAATTTATCAATAATAATTTCTATTTTATCATAATCTAAAATAAATAATTTAGGATAAATATCATTTTCATATATATAATTAAAATTTTTAATTATTTCTTGTAAAATTACATTTTTATGTGATAATTCATCTAATTGTTGTTGATATTTTATTATTTCTGGTTTAAAAACATTATTGTATATTATATCTATTATTGTGTTTTTTAATATTTCTTTATTCTTATAAATATCTTTATATGTTGTAGTATCAATATTTTCTTTTATTGCATTTAAAATTTGTGTTTTTTGATTAAAAATTAAATTACCTTGTGTAAAAATAGATAAAATTATCGTATTAAAATTAGTTATAAAGGTATCACGATTATCAGTATTAATTATATCGTTATATTTTGTATGTATTCTAGATTTTATCGAATACAATTTTTCATTAAATTCAGCAATTTTTTGTTTAATTTTTCTAATATCGTCTTCATTTATCTTGTTTTGTAAATTAGATATATATTTTTTAACACTATCTATTATTGTTTGCTTATTAAGTATTAATTTTGTTGATTTATAATTATCAAAAAAAATTTGATAATCTAAACTATTACTTATAGTATTGATATCATATTCTATTATAGGTTCTAAAATAGAATTGTCTGTTCTTATAAAATTACTGTAAAGTTGTTTTTCTATTTCTTTTTCAGCAATTAAATTATAAATTTCAATTATATTTGAATCTTTTGAAAATAAGTTATTTATAACATCTATTTCATTTAATATTATTTCTTTTTTTTTGTTAAATAAAATACTATTATTTATTTCATCATCTAATTTAGATGATGTTAATTGTGTTTTCATATTTGTAAAATAATCATCAATTTTATCACTGTCATAATGATAATTTGCTGAATATAATATTATACCATTATAATTTGAATGTGCCATTTATAATTATTATTTATAATTATTATTTATAATAATTCATTAATAAGATTTTCAACAAGTTTGATATTAGCACCAATACATGTATTTATCACTTTTCCGTTTTTAATTGTAATGAATGTGGGCATACTTCTAATATTAAATTTTTTTGTTATTTCTTCTCTTTCATCAATATCAACTACATAAAATTTAATACCAGAATTTACATTTGATAATTTTTCATATAAAGGTTTAATTGCTTTGCATGGACCACACCAAGTTGCAGTAAATAAAACAATTGCTTTATCATCAGTTAAAAGTTGTTCTTCGGTTTCTTCATCATATACCATAATATATCCCATGTTATTATTTGTCTATTTATATAAAAAGATATAATTATAAATTTTTTATATACGTAGTAATTGAATGAATTGATTTAAAATAATTTATAATATTCCATTTATTTTGATAAATATGAATGTGATTATTATAATTACTGTGGTTAATAATAAAAGGGTGATGGTTATGTGTATATATAATTGGTAATGGAACATACGTTATTATATCATTTTGATTTACTATTCTTAAAGAATTTTTAATTTTTGAATTATAAGCATTTATAAAATCTATATTACCAACTCTTGGTGCACCAAACGTCATACATTTAATATTTACATTTTCATAAATATAACTCATATCAAGAGATGCAATATTTGCAATTGCACCACCGGATGAATGTCCATTAAATGAAATTTCTTTAATTTTATTATTATTATTTTTCAAAATATAATTTATATTTTTAATTATATTATTTTTCATTGATAAATATTTTTTCAAAAAACCATTATGAATTCTGATGGAATCATTTATAAAAACTCTAGGATAAATATCTAAATTGAAACAAATATCATTAAATGTTGATGTTCCTTTAAAACAAATATCTATTTGTTTATTATTATAAAAGATGTAACATGCTGATTTTGTTTTAGGTTCCGTAATATAAATATAATCATCATACATTTTTAACATTTTATTCCGTGATATATTAAATTTAGTTAAACGACTATAGCAAATTCTACACATCTTCGCTTTCGTTATTATTTCATTTCTTGAAGGTGAAAATGATTCCAAAATTATTATTAAATTAAAAACAAAAAAATTTAAAATTGATGTCAAATTATTGGGCATTTATAACAATGATAATTATATTTATAATCATTATAATTATTTATATTGTTACATTTTCTCTACATAATGGACATTTATTATTATAATTCAATAAATGTGATTTAATACAATTTTTATGAAATAAATGATTACAATTAAGTTTTATTACATCTTGTTCTAATTCAAATTTATCTATACATATTGAACATTCTAAATCTTCCGATAAATGATCTTCATTTATTTTAATTACATCTAATTTATTAAAATCCTCTTCCGTTAATTTTTCTTGTTCTTCCTCGTTATCTTCATTTAAATCTCTGGTGTCAATAGTATTTAATAATGTCATTATTGTATTATATAATAATTGCCTATCTGTATTTTGAATATTACTTTGATTATCATCACGATTATCATCACGATTATCATCACGATTATCATCACGATTATCATCACGATTATCATCACGATTATTATTATAATCAGAATAATTATACATATATATCATAACATTTGCATTATTGATTTCAATTTGAGATATTGGAATTTGATAATAGTTATAAAATGAATAAATTAGACCATTAATCGCATTTCTAGTGAAACCTAATTGAAATAATTTTATTTTAAGTTTTATTATGATTTCACGTTCATTATTTTCATATAAATCTAGTAATGCAAATCTATATGCAAATAGATCAGCAAATAATTCATCGTTATTTTCCGAATTCATTATATATAAATTAAATAAAAAGAAATTCAATTTTTATTATAACAATTTTTCTTTATACATGAAATAATATGCTATCATTAAAAAACCTATTATATTAAATACACCGGTTAAACGTGCAATACTGTCAGTCATATTACCCATCATCAATGTCAAACTATTCACTATAATTATAATTATACCTAAATAATATGATAATAAATGTTGTTCCATCTTTATTTTATATAAAGATTATTATAAATATCATTATAAATATCATAAATCATGGAAATTATTAATATTACTAAAGATAAAATAATATTAGGAACATCAGTATTGTGGTTATTACCATTATTATATAATTCATTTATTTTGCAATGGTATTTCTTATCATTTATGTTAAGTTCAATTATTGTTATTTCTCCTATATTTTGGTATAATTATAAACTTAATTCAATTGAACATAAATTAAATAATTTTCTTACATTATCGTGTGTAACTTATGTATCAATGCAAAAATATTATTTATATGAAAATTTAAATTCATTTATATGTAACATTAGTTTATTGTTGCTAAATTTAATTATAAGTGAAAAATATCAATTAAAATATTCTTTTTCATTGTTTGCAAAAATTTTATACAGATATTATTTTTATACCCTTATATTTAAATTGATTTTTAATGTAAAATCCACAAGTATAAACATTTATTTTAATGATTATAGTATTATTTATTTTGTTCACAATTTGTATTCAAATATTATTTATTCCAATATTAAATCATATGAAATATATAAATGTTTTTTAATGTCTTCATATCAAATATTAGTGACTATAATTACATATGAAATTATTTCAAAATTTAATGTTTAGAAAAATACAAAAGATATGCATAATATTTCATTAATAACCAATATTTATCATTAATAGGATTTCTATGAAAATCTGAAAATTTTATTTTTTTTCTTGATTCTAATTCTGATAAAGGAATAATATAATTTCTTTTATATTTTTGTATTCTAAAATTTAAAATAAATAAATAATTTTTAAACATTTATAATTATAATTATAATTATTATAATTATTAATCCTCATAAATCAATTCAAATATTGATGGATTTAATGATAAACAGTCATAATTTATTTTTGTTTGTTTTTTTTCTAATAATTCAATTGCATTTGGATTTTGTGATAACAAAAACCAATTTATTTTATTTTGATTTTCCATCAATAAATCAATTGCATTTGAATTACATGATAATGCTGTCCAATTTATTTTTGATGATTTATTTTCGCATTCGTATTCATATTCATTATTTATTATATTCATAGCATTTGGATTTGCTGACAAATATATCCAATTTATTTTATTATTACTTCTCTTATATTCCGCTTCCAATATTTGAATTGCATTTTTATTTATGCTTAAATTAAACCAATCTATTTTATCATGACTTATAGTTTGATTTATCAAAAAATGTAATATATTTGGATTCAAAGATAAATAAGACCAATCTATTTTATCTTGATTAGTCTCAAGAAGACTGATTGCATTTGAATTGGATGACAAAAATGACCAATTTATTTTATCGCGATTCTCTTCGAGAATCTTAATTGCATTTGGATTTAAACATAAATAAGACCAATCTATTTTATCCTTATTAGTCTCAAGAAGACTAATTGCATTTGGGTTTGTGCTTAAAGAACGCCAATCTATTTTATCCTGATTTTTTTCAAGAAGACTAATTGCATTTGGATTTTGTGATAATAAAGACCAGTTTATTTTATTTTCATCATTATCATTATTTTCAATTTCTTCTTCAATGAAATTTATTGCATTTGGATTACATGATAAACAAAACCAATTTAATTTTTCTTTATTGATCCATTTTTTTAATTTCCATTTTGGTTTTTTATTAGTCATGATCACTTATTATTATTAATCATTATTAATCATTAATTACTTTTCTATAACAAGAACCATTGTCATAAATAATATGATCACAAATAATTTTATTATTTTGCAAAAATTGTTTGTCAGTTAATTTTAATAAATATTTTCTTTTAGTAATTGTAATTAAATTTGATTCATTTGGTATTTCATTAAATATTATTCGTAATTTATAATTTTTATTATCAGCATTTGTATTTAATACACATATCAATAATTCTGTTATTTCATTTATTTGATATTCTTCATTATTAATGATAAAACTAATGTTTGCATTTAAACCATTTGTATTTATATCAATATTATCAATTATGTCAACTTCCTTATCAAAATCAAAATAATAATCAAAATAATATTTTTTATCTTCATTTATTTTTATTGTTGATATATTTGCATTTAGTGTTACTGTAATTTTCATTGCATAATTTGATGAACCTAAATTTATAACAGATAAATTCTTAATATCATTATATGATATCATATCATATTCATTTTCTTTATCAGCAAATATCATATAACCTTCTTGAATTCTACTTAATAATTCATTGCTATGATAAATGTTTTTTGAATTCATAAAATCTTGATATGTAATTTCCATTTTAAAATTAGTAAATATTATAAATATTTGATAACAATCTCTTAAATCAATCATCAAACAATAATTCAATATAATCATAACTAGGATCTTTAAAAACTCTTGATGGTTTCATAATTTCTTTTATTAATTCTTCCTCCATCATTTCATTATTTATTTTCATTGCTTTGTAATCTAATTCGAATATTCCAGGATTGCCACATAAACAATACCAATCTACTTTATTTTTATTTTTTTCAAGAAAGTTGATAATATTTAAATTAGGGTTTGTTGCTAATAAATACCAGTTTATTTTATCCTTATTTTTTTCAATTAATTTAAATACATTAGGATTTGTATTTAATGATATATAATACCAATCTATTTTATTCTGATTGTTCTCAATTAATTCAAATGCATTTTCATTTTCACATAATAAACTCCAATTAATCTTATCCTTATTTTCTTTCAGAAGTTTTATTGCACTTGGATTAGGATTTATATTTAATGAATACCAATTAATCTTATCTTGGTTTTTCTCAAGAAGCTCTATTGCATTGGGATTTTTTGATAATCCATACCATTCAATCTTATCAATATTCTTTTCAAGAATCCTAATTGCATTTGGATTACATGACAAATAATCCCAATTTATTTTATTTAAATTTTTTTCAAGAAGATTAATGGCATCAGGATTTATATTCATTGATAAATAATTCCAATTGATTTTATCTTGATTTTTCTTAAGAAGTTCAATTGCACTGGGATTTGCTGATAATAATAACCAATTTATTTTATCTTGATTTTTCTCTAAAATTTTAATCACACTAGGATTTACATTCATAGATAAACTATTCCAATTAATCTTATCCAGATTTTTCTCTATAAGATCAATTGCATATGGATTTCTACTTAGTTTAAACCAATTTATCATATGTGGATTTTTTGTTAATAAATCAATTGCATATGGATTTAAAGATAAATCAGTATTTTTTAATTTTTCAATCGGAATCCAATCTTTCAATTTCCAAACTGGTTTATTTAAACTCATTGTTATTAATAATAAAAACAAAAATCAATCATTTTTTTAATCATCAAATAATATTTCAATGTAATCATAATTTGGATTTCTAAATACTCTTGAAGGTTTCATTACCTCCTTTATAATTTCCTCCTCCAATACCTCATTACTTCTTTTCATATACTTATAGTCATATGTAAATATTGAAGGATTTGATGATAAAGTAACCCAATCAATCTTATCTTGATTTTCCTCAAGCATTTTAATAACCTCTAAATTTGGATTTTTTGATAAAAAGTTCCAATCAATCATTTCCGGATTATCCATAAGCAGTTTAAAAGCATTTTCATTTTCAGATAAAGAATCCCATTTAATCTTATCTTTATTTCTTTCTAGAATTTTAATTGCACCAGGATTCGCTGATAAACACCTCCAATTTATTTTTTCAGGATTTTTATGCAGCAATTGAATAGCATTTGGATTTAAAGACAAACGCGACCAATCAATCATATCTGGGTTTTTCTCAAGAATTTTAATTGCATTTGGATTCAATGATAACCAACTCCAATTTATCTTTCCAGGACTTTTCATCAAGAGATGCATGGCATTTGCATTCATTGATAAACAATCCCAATCAATTTTATCTATATTATCTTCAAGAAGTTTAATTGCATTTGGATTTTCTGATAAATTAAACCAACATATATCATCATAATGATATGTGCACATAAAATCAACTGCATTTGGATTTGATGAAAGAAAATTCAAGTTAAGTTTATTTACTTTTACCCAATCTCTTAAAATCATCATGCTTAGGTTTATTTATATTTATTAACAAAAATTATAAAAATCATTTTTTGTATTGATTTAGATCTATTATGTTCAAAAAAATGATTTATTTTAGATTAAATTTAAATTTGACAATGTCTGAGTTTTATTTCGCTATCGCTTTCTTCATTCTTTCTGGATTTTTCATGTTTTCTGCCTTGTTGCAGATCAATGGTTTTTCGCGCAACTATTGTGCAATTGCCATTCAGAAGAATTTTCGCAGGTTTTCCATATGCAAAAAGATTGATGTTCTGCGTAGCGTTGTCTCTAAGTTTCGTCATGCTAGTTATATCCGCAATAAGTTTATTCTGATGCGTAGATCTGCTTGCATTATTCAGGCAGTTATTCGATCCTTTCTAGTTCGTAGGCAAGTTGCCAAAAGGCATGCTGCTGCTACTAAAATTCAGAAGGTTTTCAGGGGTTTTATTGTTAGGAAGAGGATTGCATCGGATCTTGCATTTGCAATGTTTGTTAGGAGGTGTTGTGGTGTCTTTATTTCAATTCTTGATGGTTTATTATTATGTCTTCGATTCGTATGTTCATTTATTCAGATTGCCTTCTTTATGATTATTCTGTTTAGTAAGACCTGTATATCTGTCTTTAGCGATTGTTGTGAGTGTTTGAGTGGGTTTTTCCTTAATAAGGATTCTAGTCGGTTTCGTTCCACTTCATGGAATTTCATTGGTAGTATTGATTTAGGTAGGATTGGTTTTATATGTAGGTGGATTATCATATGTACTTTTAAGATGGTGATTGGTTGTCCGTTGTAGGTATTGTTATGTATAGTTATTAAAAAGAACCATACTTTTGGTTTTGTTGTTATCATTAACATGAAAAAAATGATTTTATTAGATCTTGTTTTATCATTGTGATAATGGAAGAATTATATGATAAGATTGATGAGTTTTTAACCATTGATTATAAATTTTCACTTTCAAGTTATTTTGATTGTGAAGTTTATTGGTATGATTATAATAAAAATAATTTAATTTACTCTATTACTTTATGGTTTGATTTTGATAGTATTTATGTAGATTTTAGATATAGCAATGAAAGATATGATTGTGATATTTATTCATTGGATGATTTTATAAAGTTTTTTAATGATTACATTAAGGATTTGGTGTCAAATTGAGCAATTCAAATATATCTATCATTTCATTTGCTTTTTGTTCATCATTTATTGATATGTCATTATATAATGTATTTCCACATCTTAAATGAAAAAAACAATTATCTATATAATCATATGTAAAATATCCATTATAAAATTTATTTCTTTTTTCATTCATTAACATTGGTAGCAATTTTGGATATTTATTTAACTCTATTGGATAATTTGTTTCATTCCAAAAACCACACATCAAACCATTCATTATATATACATTATTTATTGATCTTATTTCTGATCTTATTTCTGATTTTGTATTTGAAGTTATATTTGATGATAGTTCTGATGTTATATTTGAAGTTATATTCGAAGTTATATTTGAAGTTATATTTGAAGTTATATTTGAAGTTATATTTGAAGTTATATTTGATGTTATATTTGATGATAGTTCTAATGTTATATTTGATGTTATATTTGAGGTTATATTTGAATTGATATTTGATGATATATTTGATGTTAGTTCTGATGTTATATTTGATGTTATATTTGAATTGATATTTGATGATAGTTCTGATGTTATATTTAAATTGATATTTAAATTGATATTTGAATTGATATTTGAATTGATATTTGATGTTAGTTCTGATGTTATATTTAAATTGATATTTGAATTGATATTTGATGTTAGTTCTGATGTTATATTTGAATTGATATTTGAATTGATATTTGATGTTAGTTCTGATGTTATATTTGAGGTTATATTTGATGTTATATTTGAATTGATATTCAAATTAATTTCAACTGGTAAAAATTGATTGGTTAATTGAAAACGATTAATATCATTTAATTGTTTATTACATATTGTTTGCCAATCAAAAAAATAATTGTCATAATTGGGATAAGTAAAATCGATATAACATATTCCTGGCCAAAAATAAGGAACACTTCGTTCAATATTATCTTTAATTATTGCCATTATAAAACCTTCATATTTTGATATAGATAATTCCGATATTATAATTACATCTGATTCAATAAATAAATACTTATCTGGTTCATTTTTTTGAAAATTGTATATGTGATTAAAAATTGCATAAGGTTTGTATGTTGGGTAATTAGTATATGCTGGTATATTTGCATTATTTATATCAATACATCTTATTTCTAATTTTAAACAAACATCTCTTATTTTTTGCTTATATGTTATATCACCATTATTAGATATATCTGGATATTCATTCGCGTCGTTAAATACTATAAAATCTTTTTTTAAATCAAAATCATCAATTATAAATTTTTTTATGGATAATAATTGCAATTCTATATAATTAGGGTTTTTTACCGATGTTACTATTTTCATTGTATTTATTTTTATTTATACATATTTTTTCAAAATTCTTTTACCTGATTTTCTACCACCACGACTAGAAGGAGGTGTTGCATAATACTCATCTTTATGATGCACAAATTGATCAACAAAATTTCCAACTTCTTGTTTATTTCTTAATATAACATCTTTATATAAGAATAATTCTAATGTTTTATTATAAATATTTCTAAATAAAGTAAATATATCTCCATGTGCAGTATAATTTATATAATAATAATTATCATTTGTATCTTTAAATATAAAATGTATAAAATCAATATTATTTCCTAAATATGTTCTATATTTTTGTGGTGTGTTATTTACATCTATTATTTTACCATATATATTAGTGTGAACTATTAAATCATGTTCCTCTAAATATGATGTATATGATTCTTGTGCATCATTATCTAAATTAACAATATTTGTATATGTGTCAAATACTAAATAATTATCGTAAGTTTCTATTCTATATATTGGTTTATTATTTTTTTGTAATTTGTCAATAAATTCTGTTATTGTTTCAGAATTATTATTAAAATATCTAGTTAATTTTAATTCATTATTAACAAAAGGAAATTCTATTGTATGTAAAGATATATCAGAACCAACATTACCACGACGACCAAGAATAATAGGTTTACCAGGAACTGTTGGCATAAATCTTTTAGCAGTTGTTTCTCTATGTGCCAATAAAGTAGTAATGTTTGATCTATTAATTTGTGTTTCATCATCATCATCATGATATAATAACTGACGATTCCATATAAATTTTTGTTTTTCTTTATATTGAGATGATGATAAAGCACTTATTTTTCTTTTTTTTAAAGATGGACCTTTATTCATTATTAATATATTACTGTTTTTTAATGAGAAAAATAAAAATGTATTAATTTTTATCTTTATTCATAAAAACTGATTTTTCTAATTAATTATTCTAATTGTCTAGGAGACGTTAAATCCAAAAGCGAACTTATTATGGTCAAGAACTATTGTGAGAACAACGCGATTTGTGTTAACGCTAAATGTCGGAAGACCCATTACTTTCCCTTTGCCCAGCGCCAACTTTGTGCCAGTCTCATGACTGATGCGATGTTTCTCTGTGTGGAGGAAGTGAGAGTTGGACAACCCACCTGTCAGTATCATATGAAGTGCTACGAGGTGGAGTGTCCATTCAATCACGGTGGTGTCAATCCTGATGGACGTCGGATGTTTCGAAAAGCACTCAAAACTCATGATAATCGTGAGAAGGCGAAGGCAAAGATCGAAGCGGATATGGACAAACATCGGAATGGTACCAGTGAGCGATGGGAGGACATGACTAAGTGCTGAAAGGCACTGATTAGCGGAGAACATAAGGATCGGAAGATAGATTGAGAGATCTATCTTTTGGTTCCTTGGTTATATTTACGTAGAGGTTTGTTCTTATTTTTCTTACTTGAGGAAAGGATACAATTATATAATAAATCCT